ATACACACCTTCTTTATAAGTAATGTGTTCGCTAATATTTTTCATAATATACTATTTAAAAAGCAGAAGCTGTATTTATTTCATCAATAGTTTCTTGTAACTCTGCTATGTCTGTTGGTAAAGATAAATCTAAACCTGCTTTAAAACTTGTTTCAACGCTTCCTTCTTTAAATATTAATATAGTCGGTACCATACGTACTCTATATTCTTTTTTTGCTTTAGGTGCTTTTTCTATATCAACCCTATAATATTTAGCGTTTTTAATATCTTGCCACTCTTCTAAGCAATTATCAGCATTAAATTCAGCCCAAAATTCAACAACTATTGTATCACTGTTATCGTCACCAAAAGCGCTTGAATCACTTATAACGTCTTCAAAGTTTGTATCATCTAACCAATATTTATCAGGTACATCTACTTGTGTATATAAACTTGAAACTAACAGTAATAATATATATCTCATCTTTGTTTTTGTATTTCATACAACCTTTCATCGATCTTATCAAGTTTTTCTTTAATGTCTTCAACATCATCTTGAGTATCTAATATAGTTGATCTTATTAATTCGTCTTTTAAATCATACTCTGTTCTTGATATTTCTGGTTTAGGAAGTTCTTTTGCTTCTGCAATATCACCTTGCAAAACAAACCACATACTTGCAAGTGAGACAGTGCCTGCGATAACCATACCTATTGTCTTAAGGTCAAGAGTTAATTTTGTATTTTCGTTTAATTCAGTTGCCATTACTTTATATTAACAAAGGCCGCAATGACCTTGACATAATTCACACATATTTTTAATTTTATCTAAATGTTATATTTAATCCAACATTACTGTTGTAAATTTCTGAGTCCCAAAACTTAGTATATTCACCTTCAATAAATACACCAATTGATTTTGTAACTTTCCAACCAAACATCAAACCTGCTTGATAATCGTCCCATTGTTCTGGTTGTGAATCTTTTTTCAAACCGCCAAGGCCCCAGTTGTTTCTATTTAAATAACTAAAGTCTTCGTCGCCTTTTACATATTTGTGATACGGTAATATCCAGTTAGCAAATGCATGTAACCAGAATTTACTTTTATAATGATAAAAATCAAAACCAACAACAGGAGCAACTTCAGCATAAGGATCTAATGCGTCCCATATTTCGTTGTTATATCTATTCATTAACTCACCAAACACCAAATCTCTAAACTGTCTATCAGTATAAGCTACTATGTTTCCGTCTGGATCTATCCAATACCAGTCATAAGTTTGATTACCTAACTCATCATATGATTGATAAAATATATCATCATAACCATATTCAAAACCTAAACTGTACCATGGATTTAAAGCATTACCTTGATCATCTTCTTCGTTTAACCAAATTTCTATAGGATTATAGCCATAAGGTTTTTGATGTGTTCTATAAATAGCACCTGCTGATATACTAAACTTTTTACCTATTGGTAGTCTTGCTCTTAACTCAGCTGATTGATATTTAAAACCAACATTACCTTGTTCTCTTTGTTCTAGTTTTACAATGTGGTATTTACCTGTATGTCTAATAAAAAATCTAGAATTTATAAACTCTTCAGATCTTTCTCTTTCTTTTTCCCAGTGTATTAAATACTCAAAACCTTTTACAGCTGATGTAGGCGCTGATAAAGCTATATTATTTTCTGTACCGTTATACCAATTAGGTTTATCTTCATAACCAAATCTTGCTAGTTTACGCAAACCAATACCATACCTATAATCAAATGGGTGATATATTGTTTCGTCAATAACTTGTGGTATATCGTATAAGTTTTCAGGGTTTGTTCTTATAAAATAATCTTTACGTTGAGTTTCGTAAGCATTACCAACATTACCTGCTATGTAAAAAGTACCATATTTAAATAGTTCGTCATAAACGCTTTTAAATATACCTTTTTTTTCTTGTGAGTTGATGTTTAGTGTAAATAACACTAATAACGTTATTAAAAGTTTCTTTACCATATTATTAATAATTACGTATTTTTTATTTTTTTTACCTTCTACGAGTACCTAATCTTCTTGTAGTTCTACGCCTCATACTACGTCTTGATGATCCAGATTTTAATAATTTCCTTTCAATAGCATATTCTTGTTTTGCTTGTTCTAATTCTTTATCTTCAATACCAACGTTCCACCTGTTCCAACCTAAAGCAACAGCTATCCTTTGCCAATTATCATTTGAACTATCAAATATAGCTTCAATGTTTCTAGTTTTATTTATAAGTCTATTTAAAGGTATATTTGCTAATGAAGCTGTACTACCAACTATATCCAATATAGGATTACTTAATGATAAACCTATTTTATCTATATAATTTCTATTATAATAAGCTTGACTTATTGCTGTATTTACTTGGCTCATTTTGATACCAAAAGCAGGAGCAATATTAGCTATTTCGAGCATTGTTGCTCTTGTCATCTGATCTGCATCTTTACCATCTTTAACATCTTCAATTAAACCTTTTATAACTTTTCCTAAACCAGCAACTAATACACCTTTTAAACCTAAACCTATTAAAAACGAAGTTACAGTTCTTTCAGCGGTCAACGCAACTCTTTCTTTCATGTCTTCATCTTCTTTATCTTCTTCATCTTCTAAAAATGATTTAAACAAAGCTTGTTGCAAGGAATTAAATATTATACTTTGTACAGCACCATAATATATCATTTTACTAATATTTGTTTTTTTATCACCTCTACCTGCTATTAAATCTTTAGCTGCTTTTACTACTAATCTACTATACTGCATTGGTGTATTTGCAAAAGCTAAAAATATTCTACCAACTTCATTTGTTTGTTGTGCTGATAAACGATCTGGTCTAGCTGACTGTTGCGACTCATTAGCTATTTGCTGAAAATCTAAAAAAGCTTGTCTTTCTGCGTCGTTTTGGCTTTTGCCTTGTTTTAAATAAGTATTAATCCTATTTCTATAAAAACTAGCACCACCAGTTGCAATAGCTAAACTATCACCGTATTTAGTAAAAATAAAACCTTTTTGTAATAATTTAAAATGCAATTGTTTCATTTTACCTCGCCAACCAGTACGAGTATCAGCAGCTATTTCTGCAATATCTTGTTCTAATATATCTGCTCTTAAACCTTCTCGTCTTTCTGTTAAAAAGTCAGAATTTAATAAATATATAAAATCTTTATTCCATTGAGGACTAAACGGTCTTTGTTTAAAAACATTGTTATCACCCCAATTTATAAAGTTTACCATAGATATTGTTTGTAACACAGCAGATCTTGTATTTAAAAACATTGTTACAGCAACAGACTGTCGCATCCAGTCTAAAATATTTTTTAACTCATAATTTGTTGTTTGTTCAAAAGACGAACCTGTTTCCATACGAGTTAATATATTTCTTAACGCATTAACAAACTTTTTGCCATAAGTTGCTTCTATTCTATTATAATTTTGTTTATCAAATATTTCAGCTTTATTTTTATTAAATGTTTGTAAAAAATCTGCCCTTCTTAAATTTTCAATACTTCTATTAACATCTGAATCTATATTATCTACAAGCCAAGTGTTACCATCAGGCGGAAGATAAAAAGCTTGTGTTTTAGTTAACTGACCTAAATTTTTTGCATAAGATTTTAACCTTTTGTCTCTTAAAACAGCAAGATGTAAAGCCCTTATATTATCTAAACTAATACTATCACCTACTAATTTTTGGAAGTCTGGTATACCACCAGAGTTGTTAATATACATATGAACTCTTAACGCTTGATCAACTGTAAATTCTTTAATACCAATAGGTTTATTTAATCTTGACCTTACATCTTTATATTCTTTATTTAACGTAGTATATTTTCTGCTAGTACCAACTCTTGCTTGATTTAGCTTATACATAGCTCTTTCAAAAGGAAATAAAAGATGTTGTTGGAAAAACTGTAAATCTTTATCTCCTTGTTTACCTTTGCCTAAAAATCTATATAATAAACCAACAAAGTCATCTGCTTCTGGTGCTATAATACTAAAGCTTTTTTTCCTGTCATTAGCTAAGTTTTTAGCTGTTGCTTCATCTAAGTCTTCACCAGGCTTATATCTTTTATCCTTACGAGATAATATATCTTGCATTTGCCTAGTTAAAGCAGGTAAATCAAATTTATTAATAGGTTCTACCTTTTTATTTTTAGAGTCTTCTGCTTGGCTATATTGGTTTTTATCTTGTGTATTTCTTTTAACTATATCTATTTTTTCTTGCGCACTAATATTAGGTGCTACAGATAACATACTTTGCGGCACAAAACCAGCTTTTAAATCACCAGGTTCAAATATTGGCATTTGGCCTAAAAACATGTTATGTAGCAAATTTTTACTTATAGTACCAACTGTATCATAATTTTCTAAAGATACATCGTCATTAGGATCTATTACTGTAAAATCTAATGAACCTAACGAGCCAACACCATCAATACTGGTAGTATCAAATTTTAAAGTTTTTGCAATAAACAAAAATCTATTTTTTCTTTCTTGTTCTGTATTACCGGCTTTTATATAAGCCATTTTATATTGATTTAATAAGTTATACATTATAACTCTATTAATATTTTGATCTTTAAATAATTTTATTTGTTGCTCTTTTGTGTCTAGCTTTATAGTAGGATCATTTAATACTGTTTTTAACTTAATTAATAAAGGTATGTTTTTAGTATTTTTTTGTTTTTTCAAATAGTTATTTAAATCATCAATTATTTCTAAATCGCTTTCTTTTAAAATATTGTTAGCTTTTAGTTTTTTAATTGATATACCTTTTTTTAAAGTTCCATCTTTTTCAACTAAATTTTCTATCCTTTTATCTCTAATAACATTTAAATCACCATCTAATAATACTATATCAGTAGAATTATATAACTGTTGTGTATCGTTATGTAGTGTATTTATACCGTTAAAACCTGCTATAGACAACGCTAAGTTTTTATTGTCTTTAAATATATCAGGTAAAAAGCTTAAAAAATCTTTTTGATATTTTCTTGTTTCCATTAACTGATTATAAAAATAACCTGTAGCTACTTTATCATCAATAGTAGTTTTACCTTTTACAAAAGTTCTGTAAACATCTCGTTTGTCTATATCTATGTTAAGTGTTTCTTTTGCAAATTCTCTAAGCTCATCTTTATTAAATGTTACAACAGCAAACCTTGAAAAGTCTTGTTGTTCGTTGTACATTTTGATCAACTCATTTAATTTTATGTTACCATAATCTTCAGCTTGACTTAACTGTAATGGACCTTTACCTGCAGCTATCCTAGTTGCCAAACTTTGTGCGGTTGCAGGATCAATACCACTATTTAAAATATTTTGCCTTATAGCTGTATTACTAATTACCCTTGATAAAAAGTTTAATAAAGATTTTACTCTTTGCGCTTCGGGACTTCTACCACTAAAATTATCACCTTTTGCGTCTCTTGGTAAAGGATTACCATTTTCATCTAAACCAATAAGTCTAGTAAATTGTTTTTTAAATTCTGGTGATAACCTTATTTCACCGTTAACCATCGTTAAATGGTTTTCAGGTAAAAATCTTGTTATAATATTAGGATCTCTACCTTTCATGCTAACCTCTGGACCTTTTACGCTATATAAGTGTAAACCAAACTTTTCATCGTTTATTAATTTTTTTGGTAATAATATAGAACTACCAAGTAAATCATCAGGAGCAGGTTGATCTTTGAATTTACTTACATAATTTCTTAAAGGTAATATTTGTGCAATATCCTCTATAAAATCATATATAAAATCTCTACCAGAAATATATTGACTAGTTGACAAGTTAACACCTAAATCAACTATTTTTTTAACAGGCACGCCAGTTATTTCGCTTATTTCGTTTACAGCAATATCTATAGGAGTATTAGCAAAGGTTAGATCTTTAACATTTTTGCTTTCAGGACTTTCTAAAAAACTTTTTGTGTTTTTTGTTATTTTATCTTGTATACCAAATGTTTGTGATAAATCTATTTTAATGTCTTTATTTGTTTTTTCAGAAGTTTTAGCAGAATATATAAGCTCGTTTTCAAACAAATCATAATCTTCTGTGGTTGATATTTCTCTAACAGCACCGATCTCACCCGCTTCAATATCTAATGAAGTTGTCATGTCTTTGTTTGTTTGATCTTTATATGATTCTAATCTAGTAAACCTTAACTGTGAGTTTATCCAACCTATTAAACTATTGTTTTTTTCTGGGTTAAACTTAAATATTATATCTGTTAAGTTATTTCTGTCCTCTGTTTTTATTTCTTGTAAAAACTGTGCTCTTTCTTGTTTTGTTTTAAAAAACTTACCTTTAGTTAATAAAGCATCAATCATATTACCATTAACTAACGCTTCATATACATCAGACACGTACTCTGTGTTATAATCGTTTTGGCTTATAATATATTCAAACTTACCGCTTTTTTTGTTTTTTGCTCTTGGTATTATGTTGTCTACTTTTTTATTTAAGTTACTTATTTTAGTTTCATAATCACCAACGTTTGAACTATCATCTTTACTTAATTGTAAATTATCTTGATTTAATTCTTTTTGTAGTTTATATGTATCAATAGCATCTAATAAGTTAGCAGACACTTCACCACTTTCTGAGCTTTTATTAAACTCATTTATAAAATTAAAAACTTGATCTGCGTTATCAAAACCTATTTCCATGTCATACATTTTAAAGAACTTTTTAATGTAATCTACTATACGCTCTGTTAATGTTTTGTCTAATGGTAATTGCTTATTAGCTACAGCATCAGAAAAAACAGTTAAATATTCTGTATCATATTTACCACTGTCTATACCATAACCTCTACTTTCCATAATACGATCCATCTCAGCTTTTTGCCTAGTTGTTAAACGCTTTTTAAAACCTTTAACAAATTTAGACTGCTGTACTGCATCGCCTATTTGTGAATTAAGTATTGGGTGTAAAATTTCGTGTGCGCCTATGTTTATTTGAAATGTGTTTGATGCGCTTGTTGGATTAAAAACGGCTTGTCCGTTTCTGTAAACGCCGCCTATATTAGCGGCTTGTTTTTCATCTAAGTTAAGTAGTTCTGCAAACTCTTTGTTAGTTTTTGCTGTCGTAGTTGGTATATTTAATGCTTTAGCCCAAGCTTTACCAAACCTTATACTAGAACTAACTTTACCTTTAGCTGTTTGGTTTTTAAGTAAAACTCCTCTAATTTTAAGTAAATTATTTTTAAATTCTGATTTAGCATTGTCAAGACCAATTTCGTATGCTGATTTAGTTATTTTTTTAGCTTTAAACTTATCTTGTAATTCGTTTATTTTTTCAACTTGTTTTACAGCTTGATCATTTATTTCTGCTACTTTTTTTTGTTCTTCTTCGCTTAAATTTTTAATTCTGTCATTTGATCTTTGTACTAAACCTGCAATATTTTGTTTTGCTGTTTCTATGTTTTGTTCTGCTATTGCTATAGTATTTTCATCATTTGTGTTTTCAAGTACTTTTTTATTTTTAACTAAAGCACTAATATTTCTGTCTATTTCGTTTGCCTCTTCTTTAGTTCTAACGGCATTAGATGATTTTAAAGCATATCTACCACCTTTTATACCGCCACCGCCTAAAAATCCTTGTAATACACTTTCTAATGACTCTTGTTCTGTAAACATTCTGTATATAGCTGTTTTACTAGCTTCTAAGCCGTCTTCAGTTTCACCTAATACTTTATTACCTTCTTTTATACCGTATTGTCCCCACTCAGTTATAGCTTCTGTTACACCAGTATTTAAAACGTCCATTATACGATCCCTAAAAACACTTTTGCCTGTACTTCTTAATAATAAGCCAGTCATTTTGCCAATACCTATACGCTCTAACAAAGCTTGGCTAACACCTAATAATGCAGGTGCCCATGTTGCATCTTTTTCTTCAACAATAAGCTCTTCTAAACTCGTACCTAATCTGTCTGCTCTTGCTTGATTATAGTTTATGTAATTTTCAGCCATAAAATCAAAAGCATAACCTGCACCTAAAGTTGATATACCATAAGCTATAGAACCTGCTGCGTTTACAACAGAGTTTACAACACCTGCTAAAACACCACCTACATCACCTTCGCTAATAGCGTCTGTAATTGCTATTGTTGGCTTACGTAAAGCTTCTTGTTCTCTATACCTTGGTATTGCATCTAATATTTCATCTAAACCTATACCTTGAGTTAGCCAACTGTCTTTGCCATATTTTTCATCTAAGTTTAATACAGCTTGTTCACCAAAAACTTCATCAAATAAAGCTGCGCTTGCAAGATCCATGGCCGCAGACTCACCTGTGTAAAACTCACCTATTTTTACAATGTCTCTACCAAAGTTAGAAAATGAATTTTTTATTGACTCAAAAACACCAAGCTCAGGTTCTTGATATACCGATAAACCAGCGTCCAAGTTTGATACCATATTGGGTGCTAGCTCTGTGGGAGCAGCCGCACCCATGCCGACTCCTGCTGTCTTTACTTGTTCTTGTTGTTCTTGTAATACAGCATTTGGAAATTTTTGTAAAAATGCTTCTTTGCCACCGGGCGACACTTCATAAAGTTGCCCATTGACTAGATAAAATTCATTCATAATTATATGTTAAATTCTTGATTAGCGTTGTTTTCACCTCTTGTTAAACGAGCGCCTTGTCTTTGTTGTAAATCTTTTATATCGTTTTCAAGTTGTTTTATAACTTGTAAAATACGTGATCCTCTAACTCTTTTACCTTGGTAATTATAAAAACTAGAAGTTTTAAACTGTTCACTTTCTGTTATAGATTTTAAATCGTTTATCTGTGATGTTTTATTATCAATGTCGTTTTGTATATCTATATCTGAAACTTTTCTTTTACTTACAACTTGTTGTAATTGTTTATTCCTTTCAATTAATTTATTTTTATAATTTCTTATTTTGTTAACATTAATAAATGTTTTATCAAGATTAGGATCAATAATATCTGCAGGTAAAAAGCTAGATAATTCTACTATATCTTGTCTATTAGCATTTATACCAAATTGTCCAGGCTCAATATTGTTTTTATCATAATTATCAATTTGATTTATAATAGATATGTTTTCTTGTAACTCTAACTCTGCATCAGCAAGTGATAATCTATCAAGCTCAGGTAATTGTTGTACTTCTTGTTGTCGTTGTACTTCTTGTGTTTGATTTACCATTACAGAACTTAGTCTTCTTCTTTCTTCAGCTTGTATATTTCTAAAATAATCACTAGCACCTTTATCACCGTAAACAACAGTAGCTAAAGTTTCGTTGATACCTGCTGCATCTGAAATATTTATTGTATCCTTTGGTACTGAAACGACCTTACCATTTACTTCTTCGCTAGCGCTTACTATTAAAAATCCTGGATTTTTAGGATCTGTATTAACAGTAAATCCTTCATTTAAATAATATTGTGTTAAATCATCTAAGTTTTGTTGTTCTGTACGTCCTTCAATTTTATTAATAAGTTCGTTGCTTCTTCTTTCAAGCGCTGTTATACTAGTAGTCCTACTATCAACTATATTACTTCTAGGTAAAGTTTGTAATTGTACTTTATCGATAGCATCATCTATTAATTTTTGTTTTACATATGTGCCTAAAACTTGAGCTGTATTTACAGCGTTACCATTTTTGTCACTAATTATAGTTTCTACAAAACCATTAGAAATATTTTTAATTAAATCTTCTTCAACGCTTTTATCTAAGTTTTTTGCTCTTATAATGTTTATTAATTTTTCATCATTAATAACACCTTTATCATCTTTTGATATTAATTTGTTTTTTAATAAATAATCAACATAAATTGATCCTATTTGTAAATCATCTAAGTTGTTTAGATTTGAATTATTTACTAAACCATTTTTTCTAGTATTTATATCATCATAACCATCTTTCCATTTTTCTACTATAACTGATGTACTTCCCATATCTGTTGTTACACCTTCAGTTGTTTGTATTATTTTACTTCTTAATAAACTTTCTAATTTTTCATTAAGTTCATTAGTATTATACATGTCATTAAAATCATAATTAGCAGCATCTGCAAGCCATTGCGTATCTACTGCTCTATTTACTAATGCACCATCTTCATTACGTGTTTGAAAGTATATTTCAAGATCATCACCATTAAATTTAAATCTAAACGCGCCATTTTCATATGCTTGACCTAGACCTATTAAATCAGGATTACGTTGATAACCACTTAATATTACATTTTTTAGTTCTTTATTTTTAGCACCTATAGTTTTTCCAACAGCATCTAACAGATTTACTTTTTTGTTTGCGTCTAATCTACAAGCTTCTTTTTGTTCTGCAGTTGTACTATTACTAGTTAAACATGTATTTAAACCGTCTACTAAACCCATAGCTGTAGTTTGTAACTGCAAAGTTGCATCGCCTGCTCTAATATTATTAATAGAGTTTCTAAAATTTATAATATCATTTGTTGTTTGTCTTTTTTCTGCTACAGCTCTTCTATCTCTTTCTTCTATTCTAGCAAATACTTGTGCTAAAGAGTTATAGCTGTTCCAAAAACTTCTGTTGTAAATTTCACCGTAATTAGGTGTTTGTAATATTTGTGGATTATCGTATGCTCCCATAATTTATTAAGTTAATGGATTATTATAACTAGGGTTCATTAAACCAAGGTTTGTTTGTGGTATGTTTATTTGTGGTGTAGAAGTTAATGTCGGTTGAAAATCAAACCCTGTACCTGTGTTTGTTTGTGGTGCTTGATAATTAGCTGCAAAACTTAACGCAGCGCCACCAAGTGATCCTAGTGCAGAAAACACACCGGCTTGACCGCTCATGGCGTTTTGTTGTGCTTGTTGTTGAAAACCAGCTAACCTATTTAACCTTTGCATATCTCTTTGTTCTTGTGTGTTAAACATGAACATTGCACCTTGTGCTCTAGCACCTTGTACTCTTGCTAATTCACCAAGCCTTAATCTATTTGCTTCAAAAGCTCCTTGTGCTCTTAATCTTTCATTTTGTAACTCTTGTTGTTCAATATTTGCAGCTATGCCTAATTTACTTCTAGCAGCTTCTCTAGATATTGCTGTAGCGCCACCAGACGCAAAACCTAATGTAGTTGAAGTGTCTAACGCTGTGCTCAAAGCTAAATCTGTTTCTGAAGCTTGAAACTCTGCGGCTCTTGTACCAACTTGTAAATTATCAAATGGGTTATCTATCATACCACTTAAATCTTGTATACTAGCAAAAGGATCAATTATGTCTTGTCTATTGTTTTCTAATGCTCTTATTTGATTTTGTCTATATCTAGCGTCGGCTCTAGCTCTTCTTGCAGCTGATGCTGAAGAACCTGCCGCAAATATATTTGTTGCAGCGCCAAAACCTGCTGCTATTGCTGTTGCTCCTGCCATATCTTATATTGTTTTTATAATTTCATAAGAAGGTTTATCATCTACATGGTAACCTAATTCTTTAAAATATTTTTTTAAATTTTTATTTCTACATATAGAAAACACATACTTTGTTTGTTTTTCTTTTAACACTTTTTCTATTGTATTTATTAATAAAAATATAGCTTCTTTTTTATTTTTAAAAGTTGGATTAGATATAATCCACTCTAACCAAGAAACTTTAGCGTTAGTAAAATAAATAAAACCTGCAACTACAGGTGTTTGTTTGTGTTCTACTATAAAACCTGTTGTACCATTACCTGGTAACATATCTACAGGTGGTGCACCCCAGTCTGGATATGCTGCCCACCAAGCTTTTAAAGTATCAAGATCAGATACTTCTAGCTTCCTTATATTAAATTGCATATAATTTAAATTTTTTTAATTGTACATCTGAGATACATTAGTATCTACACTATATAATTCTTGTGGACCTTCGCCACCATGCGCTGCTGTATTTGTTCCAGTACTAAATTTTAATTTTAAATAATTACCTTTTACACCTGTAACATCTGTTTGTAATCTAGTTGTTCCTGCGGGGTCAAAATGTGCTGGATCATATATTTCACCTTCTTTTATATTTGTGTTATTATATATGTCAGCATAATATTTATTGTCTTTTTTATAAAATACAGAGTCAGCTACATAAGCATTACCAATGCTTGTTTTAGAGTTAGCTATTGACAAACCACTATCTAAAAATCTATTAAAAGAGTCTGTGTTAGTTCTAATTGTTTCAACTGACCAATAATCTGTACCATAATAACAAATATTTTTAAATACATTTTTATTATTACTATTAGCGTTTACAAAAAATTCTATAGTTGTTGCGGCTGGTGCAACTCCATAAAACTGATTAAAACTACTACTAGTAGTATCATAATGTCTCCATATATTTGTTCTTACAAAATCTGATGTAACACCAAGATCAGCTCTAATGCTATAATAATTATTGTTTAAACTAAACGAAAACTTAGGATTATACGTATATAAAGATGTCCAACCTTTTACACTATCATCATAACTTAATGTTTTATAAGTATTATCGTTTTGTGCTATAGTTACAAAATACATTTTATGATAACCATCATAACCGCCAGATATTCTTACAGCATCTTTTAATTCATCTCTAAAAAAACTACGCATACCTAATTCTGATATAGGTATAACGCCTTGATTATTTAATTTTATAATTAAACCTCTGTTTCTATCGGCAAAATATTTATCTGCACCATATGCAGCAAAACTTTCTGGATTTTGACTAATACCAAACTTACCTGGAAAAGGAACTATTTGTCCGATAACAACATTAGTACTAGTTACTGTACCACCGCCTTCTGCACTAAATATTGCGTCTTTGTCTATTAAAGCTTTACTTACTTTGTCTTCTTGTAATATTAATAAGTTTGTGTCTTCAGCATATAACCTTTGTATTGTGCCATTTGCAGAGTCTACTGCTTTTGTAATATTTTCAGCAACAGAAAACTCGTTTGTTTTATTTACTCCTGTTCTACTATTATATATACCAGAAAATATCATTGCATTACCTCTTGTTTCTTCTGAAAACGTTTCATCTATTACATAAGCTCTAACACCAAGATCTACACTTACACCATTAAACTCACCTTTTATTCTACTTTCTTCTACATGCCAATCATCTGAGCTAGCAGCACTTTGTATAAAAAAAGAATTAAAATATCCTATGTCTATTGTTGTTGCCATAATTATTAACTTAATGGTGAATTAGTATGTTGTGTTGTTGTTAAATTAGCTACTGGTACTAAATAAAATTTTATAGGTGTAAATATACTTCTACCGTTTGCACCTACGATCAATGTATATACAACGCTGTTTATTGTTACATTAAAGTTACTTGCGTTTGCTGTAGTTCCAGTACCTGGTCTATAGAAAAACCTATATTCATTATTAGAATTATTAGGAGCGCTACCTAAATCACTTAATTGTAAAATTGTTGTACCACTTACCTGTATTGACTCGAATATTTCAGCTGCAGGCGCAGGATTTACTTGTGGACTATTGTGTGTTCTCTCTGTGTTATTTGAAGTAAATTTTTGAAAATTACCACTACAGGCACCACTTATTTCTACAATACATGGTACACTTGGTACAAACTCATATTGTTCTTTATCACCTTGTTCTCCTTGATCACCGCCATAACATAAATCATAAAAATTAAATCTAGGTGTAGTTGTACCACCACAAGTAGTATTTATTTCAATATAATTTGTCGTACCCAAAACCAAACTTACTGTTAAATCGTGTGTTAAACCTCCAATATCTGTAGTTCTTAAAACAAATGTATTTGTTGCTTCTGTAGAGCCTATAGCTGTGTTTAGTGATATTACTCCTGCAGAACTAACATCAACTTTTGCACTACCACTTAGTTTAGAAAAAGTTAAATTTTCTGTTTGTTTTGATGTGCTACTACTACCGTTTATCGCTTTTATAACACCACTTACGTTTACTGTAGTTAAAGTACCTGTAACACCTGGAGTATAACTTATATTAGCTGTACTTGTATTTGATGGTGTAGCATTATTAAAAGCAGAAGGAGCTACATTAGTTATATTTACGTCTAAAGAAAAATTAGCAGAACCTGTTGAAGTTGTTGCTGTAAAATTAATTGTAAATATATTTTTGCCTGTACCTAAAAACTGTTGTGCGGTTAGTAATTTTAATTTATACACACCATTATCTAATGTAAAACTAAATGGCGTGCCAGGATCAGGGCTGTTACTTCTTTGTATAGAAGTTATTGTTACAGCTAAACTATGACTTGAATTACTTAAAGTATTGTCTGCATTATCTTTTATAACTAAGTTTGCTAAAAAACTATTTTCTGTAGCACTTTCAGCAAAACTTGTAGCACTTAGACTAGCAGCAAATGGTATATTAGATGTACCTGATAATATTTTAGTATTTAAATCTTTTATTAAACCAGATGTTGATGTTTCATAAAATATATCTATTTTACTTTCAAATGGTGCAGTTTCAAAAACAGCTAAGTTATCATCAGCATTATTAGCATTTACACTATGTAACTCACCAAAATCATTTTTCATTTGTGCAAACAAATAATTTTTAGCATCACCATCAGTAACGCCAGTGCCACCAAAAAATTCATCTTGGTCTGCTTGTGGTATACCTAAATCTTTTAATTTACCAATACTAATTATTGAGTGTTCTGATGTTTGTAAACCTGTTTGATCTTTGTTTTCTACTATACCATGTAGTTTAACATTACTAGTTGCTAAATCAATATCTAAATTTTGGTTTATTTCGTTTCTTGGTATTTTATTTATATTGTCACCGTATAAAGCTAAATAACCAAAACCTGCATTTGTTGAACTTGAAGGGTATATTGTTACGCCTGGCGTGTATACATTATAATATTCTTGTTGTAATTGTTTCACTACAACTCTATATGAGTACCAACCTAAAGGATTTATAGTATCATAAGTACCATAGTCATAAAGCTGATTAGTTGGCGCTATAATATCGTTAAATGTAATTTTTAAACAATCGCCTGGCCAAGTATCAGACTTAGATGCTCTACGATGTAAAAGCGACGAAGATGAGTCTTTTGCTAATAAAACTGGTGACTGTCTTCCATAACGATCAGCTAATACTACACCAACAACATAAGTTCTATTTTGTTTTAGAGTATGTCTAGGTAGTTCACCATACAAAAATTCATCATCATTGTTTTTTAAACCACTGCTAACAACATAATCTATAGTTGGTAAAACTTTACCTGTTGTAAAATTACCATATATAACTCTGTTACCTGATACTTCTTGTGCTAAAGCTTTTGTAGGTACTTTATCAAAAGTTCTTAATGTTTGTGCTTCTGGTAACGTTTTAAAACCTTGTTCTGATCTATAAACATAATAAAGATCAGTTTGTCTATTATTAAATAAACTATTATCAGCATTTGCAGACTCGTTTATATTGTTTATGTATGCTTTTAATTTAGTTGAACCTATAGCGCCAGCAGTTATAGTTGATACATCTTTACGTAAATCAAACATTGCGCCTGAAGTAGCATTTTGATTTTCTGATACATCTATTGTATCTAATACTTTTACAGCTAAGTCATCAGACTCTTTAATTAATATTTCTATTTCTTTTATATGATAATGTAAAAATGGTCTATTAGAAGGTAATATTAGCTCAAGTTCTAGTTGATTTACATTGTTTACAAAAGTATTAAGCTTTGTAGTTTGATATGCTTCTTTTTGTAAATCATCTGTTAAAGTACCAAGTGCTGGTATAAAAGCTATTTGTGAAAACGGTGCAAAAGTAGAAAAAGTATTATCTGCAAATTTATATCTATATGAAAACCTAACAAAACGCTCTTTTATATATTTATTATCAATACTTTGATCAGTACTGTTTATCATTGAACCAGTTACTAATGTTAGTTTTTGATCATCTTTTGTTAACGTTATAGCTTTATTTAATGTTAATGTTGTATTATTAGTACCAGAAACACTTACTACTTTTACATCATCATCTATAGCTACATGTCTTACTAAAAATTTAACACCTGCAGATAAATCAGTAGCTAAATCTGAAGGTGGAGCGTCTATTGTTACGGTAGTTGAGTTATTTACTGTTCCGTTAGTTTGTAAAATATATTTTGGCGTTAAAAATCTTGGTGCTAAATATGGTGCAAGTTTTGCTACACTTAATTGATCTTCTAAATTACCACCATTAACACTGCTATAAGGTAAATAATTAGAAGTTAAATTATATACACGCGGTTGATTTAAGTTATCAGTCCAAAATAATAAATCATCTATTTTATTTACATGTATTATAGGATGTGACTTAGCAAAGTTTAAGTATACGCTTTTTAAAACTACAGTAGTTAATCCACTACTTAAATCATATTTAAATATACCACAGTCGTGTGTATTTAATTTTGCTCTATGAAAACCTGAGTCAATACCTGGATAACTAGTTATAAACCAATATACACAATCATTTTCTTCATCTACATAATAACCTATTGTTTCAAAACGTATAGCTGTACCAAATGAGTCGTTACCACTAGATCCATAATCTGTTCTTGGAAAAAAAGTACCAGTTACACCGCTACCTCTTACGTTTGCAACTTGCGTGTTGCTTGATATTGTTTGTACTGTGCCAGCGTCGCTTTTTTCACTTTTGGATATATAAGCATTTACCGCTTCTAAATATTCTCCAGGCGGTATTAAACGAGGATCTAAGTCCTTATTCATTTTACCTTTTACAAAGGTATTTTTAATATCCGGCATTTATTAATGTTTTATATGTTTACTTTTACCTTTCATGGTTTGATTAATCTCTGATAAACTTATTTCATATAATCTAATTTTAGCATTACGCATTGCAGCTCGTTTATCTTTTCTTAATCTATTAATAATATACTCTGGTAAACCTACTTTTGTATTAGCTAAACTAAAACTAATATATTTGTATATTGCGTCTTCTGCAAACTTGTGCACTTTCATTTCAGCATCACTACCTAAACTATCAGATATATATCTTATGTTTACTAGTTTTTCATTTATTTCACTACTAAAGTTTATTGTACCATTTGCTTCATCAATAATATATATACCATTACGATTCATTAATTCAGGTTCACCACCAAACCTTTTACCTGACTCTATTAATTTTTCTTCAGGAAACTCTTGATTAAAAAAGTAGTCATCATTTGTATAAGCATGTGTTAATGTGCCATTGTTAAAGTCTTTAAACCTTTCACTAGTTAATGATGTTGATTTAATTAAGTTGCCATCTGCGTCAAACGTATAATTAAAATCACTGTCTTGTGCAACTGCTTCTGATGGTTTTGATGTTATTCTACCTTTAGGTATTGGATGTTCTATACCAGCTAGGTCAACCCATGAAATATTAACTATACTAACATAATCTTTTGGCATAGGTATTGATAATGTAGGTCCAACTTCAACTTCTTGTATTTTTTCTACTCTTGTAATATCGTAAGCAAACTCTTGTATACCTCTTTTTGCATGAAATAAAACATCACTTCTTCTTGCTTTATTAATTAATTTACCGTTACCTACATAAGCTATCATATAGTTATTTATAATATCAACTAATGATATATATCTATAAGTACCAAATACTTTTGATTTTAAAGTAACTGTTATAAGATCATTTGCGCTTAATGTAACGTTAGATATTGTTACAACTTTACTAGAATTATTATAAGCTATATTAGAACTACTTGTAACTAAACCATTTATGAAAACATTAAACTCGCTTGCTAGTGTAGGCATCGGGCTCAATGTTGATAAAGTAAATGTTTGATTACCACTTGTATACGTAAAGTTCTGCGAACCTGCGTAATACGACTGATCTGTTTTGTTATCTAATAATCCCATTATTGTTCTTTAATAAAGTCATTTTGAATTTTTTGCGATGCAGCTTGTAATAAGGCTGGATCTTTTAATATCACACCTAAATATGATAATATTTTTGTTACTAAATCTGGTTCATCTGTTGGATGTAATTCAAAGTTTACGCTATTAGTTGCGTCGTGTCTTTTAGTATTTACACCACTAACTGATTCAGTTGTAAATGCCCATATAGGTGCAGTTGGTTTTTTAATATATTCTATGTTTAAATCACCTAGTGTCCAACTTTGATCTGTAAAAGCTGGTTCAACTATTATGTCTTGTACTGCGCTTGGGTTTGCTCTAACATAATAAACTGGAAATGATGCGCTAGGTTTTGTTAGTGGAGATGACAATAAATATGAAAGTTTATGTTTGTTAACTCTTTCTAGTTCTATTGTTTTGTTAGTAATTGTAATTTTAATTATTTTATAAATATCAGTTGGTAATGTACCTAAGCCATTAGTTAATGTTATATCTGATGCTTTATAAAATGGATCTATTTTATCTGTAATTTTTTCTTCAATATCGCCATATTCATCTACAGCACCACCAGCATTAATTTTTAAAATAGCTCTATTATAATCATAAAATGCTTTATCTAATAACTCAATTTGAGCTTGTCTAGCTAATCTATTATAAGCATCTGGTGTTAATGTTCCTCTTTCTTCTTTATTTAAAATTGTTAAAACTGTTCTGTATACTGAATTTACGTTTATAGCCATATTTTTATTTATTATATAGGATTAAGCCGCAATTAAGCGGCCTAACCGCTATAATTTATGCTAGCTTTTTTTCTATAGTTTTTAAAACTTCAACACCTTCATCAGTTTTAAACCACGCAGCTAATGCTGAATATGGGTTTTCGTCAAAAGGTACTGTCATTAATTTTTTATTTGTACTAGCCCAATTTATTGTTCTTCTGTCTGGCGATAACGTAATAATTGATTGTTCTATTGCTTTTATACCAATATTTCTTAATTCAATATTTTCGTCATTAGCTAATTCTAAGAACAACTCAGGATCTTTTTTAGCAAATACTAATAAATCACGTTTAATCTCTTTAGATGTCATCTTAGACACCTCAGAGCCAACGTTTACCCTTACTATAGCTTCTGCTTGTGCTAATTCCATTTGTTTTGCTAATAATAAAGCTTCTATTTCTAGTTCTATAATATCTACTTCGTCTTTAGCTTCTACTTCAGGATCATACTCATAAAAAAGTATGTTTCTTTTAGGGTGATATAAGCTTAATAGTTTTTGTAATGTTTGTTTTTCTCTTGGCACTCTTAAAACACCATCTTCAAAAATAACATGACCTAATGTTTCTGGCCCTTTGAACTCATCTACAAATGGTGTTTTTTGATTTACCGTATATTTTAGTTCTCTTTCGTAACCTTTTTCTTCATCAAACCAATAAATATTTTTTGATTTAATAGTATATGTTACTGGAGATACATTGTTTTTTAACATATAGATACGATCTTTAAGTACCCATGTGTCTTTTTTCTTTTTTTCTTTAGTTTCTTTCATAATAAAATAATATATAATAATTAAAATATAATGCAAACCCCTGAATTAACAGGGGCTAGCATTATTTTAACAAGTATTAACCGTTAATTAATACAAAGTTGTTTGCGCCTTGTACAACTAAACATCTTTCAGATAAGTAATGTACATTCATAGCGTCTAGATCAGAAGTTGCTGCACCTACAGAACCAGTAACCCAAATTTTCATTTTTCTGCTATCAGACTCAGAAGCTCTATATCTAACATGTAGATAAGGTCTTTTTAAGTTTTTACCGATAACTTGATCATAAACAGTTGAAGTTCCTGCTGGTACTACTACGCCTCTTACAAAAGTATCGTTGCCATCAGCATCAAATATACCTCTAGTTGCTGCGTCGTTTAAGTATTTCCAATCAGTTTTATAGAAGTCATAACCACCTCTTCTAAAACCAGAAAAACCTAAATTTAACGCCATGTCTTCAGAGTTTTGGAATACACCAAAAGATGTACCATTTGAATATCCAGCATTACCAATACCTGCTAGCATATCATCAATAGTTAATGATAAGCTTTTATTTGCAAAGATTACGTTTTCTTCAATAGCACCTTGTTTGTCCAACTTTTTTAACATAGCATCAAAATCTGCTAAGTTAGCTGCAGCTGCACCACTACCAGTGTTATCTATTTCAGAATTAAAATGACCTCTGTCTTTAATCGCTGCAAATAATCCTTCAGATCCTTCTGCTTCAGAAATATTAGTATTAACAACTTTTTCAGCTTCAATAATAGACATTTCTAAATAATCATTAAATCTCATTCTTGTATCACCTTCTGCTTTTAAGTACCACATAAAACCGGATTGACCACCTTCACCTGTTACTTCAACCCAACCAATTTGGCTAGCATCAGAACCTGAAACTTTATAAAAATCTTTAATGATAAAAGGTTTATTTGTTAGTGATAAAAACTTTGGCTCAATTGCTTCTGTTTGTCCTACCGTACCTTTTTTAAACTCAGAACCAAAAACAAATAGTTTAGTTTTAGATGCTACTGTAGTTATACCTGCATCATTACAACCAGTGCTATTGCTCAAACATTTTACTGTAATTGAGTTAGCATTTGGAATTGCAGTAACTATTGCTTTTACTTCTGACTCATCGTCACCAATAACAACTAAATCGTTAAGTCTGATCGCATGACTTGTTAAACCTGTTATTGTGTTAGCGCCACCTGAGTCTGCACCCAAAGTAGCACCTGTATAATGTAAATGTAGTCTGCCTTGTTCTGACCAAATAACTTGATCTGAAGCCATCGGCATTTCTGCGCCTACCATACTTAAAAAACCAGATACTGATCTGTTACCAAACTTTTCTACTTCAGCAGCATAAAGCTCTGGTAGATATTGTTGTGCCCAGTCAGTAACAGGTGTTCCGTCACCGTTGTGGAAATTTAAGTAATTACTAGAAGCAGCTTGTTTGACTGGTGAAGGGACTACGCCTCCACTACCTAATGTAATTGCCATATTTTAAATTTTTAAATTGATTTTCTTATTTTAACTTTTAATTTTGAACTATCATCGCCAGATAATGCTCTAACTTTAAAACCAGTAGTTTCATTGTTTTGAGCAGCACGTCTTGGATCCATGTTTATATTTTTAGATTCTGCAGATATTTGTTTTATTGCATCTGCTTTACCTTGTTCATAAAAATGACTCGCAATACTATCAGCGTTTCTAGCAGCAAATAAAGCTTTATGATAACCTTTGGCATCGTTAAGCATATTATCTTTATCTAAGAACGTCTTAAATGTTTTTAAAATATCACTTTGAACTTCCTTGGTACTTTGAACATCTTTAACATTAAACCTATATTTATTTTCACCTACTTTGAAATCAAAACCTTTGAAATTATCGTTGAAAAGATTATTTGTTTTGTTTTTAAAATGTTCAGCCAATTTTTGCTGTCGAACAGTTAGTTCTTCCTGTTCTTTTTTATAATTATTATAAAAACCTAAGGCTTCTTTTACTTCTGGTGAAGCATTAGCGCCTGATTTTATGTCTTCATAATATTTATTCTTTTGACTAGATAAATAATTTCTAGCACTTGCTATTTCTTCTTTATAAGCAAGTTTTTTACGTTTAATATTTATTGGATCATCTTCATCTTCATTGTAACTAAATTTATCTTCCAATAAAAAATTTATTTCTTCCATGTTTAGATGTGGCTTTGTTTGTTTATAGTATTCTGATATTAAAGTGCTATCATCATAACTATCAAAGTCCTGATTTAATCTTACATAGTCTTCCATGCTACCACCTGTTTCTTGTAAAAAACTTACAAGTTTGTCAACACCCGGAGGTAGTTGTACTTGTGGTTCAGGTATTTTTTCTTCTACTTTTTGTTCTGTAGGCTCTGTTTTTTCTTCAACAGACTCTTCATTAACTAGCTCTATCGTTTTTTCTTCTTGACTTTCTCCGGTAGGTTCTTCCTGTTCTTGTACTTTTTCGACCACTTTTTCGCTAGCTTCGGGTTCGTCGCGTACAGGTACCTCATCTGTGCTTTGCTCTTGAACGGCATTTTGATCTGGTTTTTTTGTTAAATCTACTTTATAAACTCCGTCTTGTTCAACAACTGTTCCAGAGTCTTTTGCTAATTTTGTTTCTGTTTCTTGTACTGAAGGAGTTTCATCAACTGCTGCTTCAGCAACGTTTTTATTTTCTGACATAATATAATAGTATTAAATATTTTATCTAGGCTCAAATTGTTCTAAACCAAAACCGCCTAGATTATCAAAACCAGCCGACTCGAAATTTTTTGGTGGCTTGCCTGTTTGCCTTTGGTTTATAAGCTCACTTTGTTGTGTAGCTTGTATTTTTGTTCTTTTATCTTTACGATCTTCTTTCATCGTATCTTTATTATTAATTACTTGTAATTCCATTTGTTTAAGCTTTAAATTAAGCTCAAACTCGTGTATCATAAGTTCTTTTTTAATCATTGCTTCTTTTTCAAGCATATTTACATTTAATAAATGCTGCGCTTTGTTTACTTGTACTTTAGTTTGTGCTAGCGCTTGTTCTTTTTGCATTTCAACAGTAGCGGCTGCTTGTGCAGCTTTAGCATTACTTTCAGACTGTGCTTGTATATTTTGTAAAGCTACTTGTCGATCTTCAGCTTGTTTTCTTTTTCTTCTTAATTTTAAAAGTTGATTTGCAAGTTTTAAATTTTTAATTTCTCTAACATCTATAGCGTCTTCTAAATGTATACTTTTTTGAGCTAAAGCTTGTTGTATATTATTTTCTAATAATTGTTTTTGTTCTTCATCAGGTGCTAACTCTAAAAATATACCAAAGTCATGTAAATGTAATTCTGCTACTTCTCTTAACGTAGCAACATTAAATTTACCTATACCAGCTATAAAAGCGTTTGAAGTATTAGAAAACTCTAAAACATCCGATATACGTAATGATATTGCTTCTGCTGTTTTTAGTGTTAAATACAAACCTGATTGTAATATATGTCTTGTAGCAGTATTACTATTAGCCGCTGCTAATTTTTGTAAACCTACTAAAGCATTTTTATCTGGTGTTGTACCATCTCTTGCTTCATTTAATCCAGTAACATCTCTCATCATTTGTAAATAATAATTATAAGAATTAATTAATGGACCAATTTTATTATTACCACCGCCTGTTCTAAGCTCTTGTATAGGTACTCTTGCATTATTAAAATCACCGTCTTGTGTCATTGATCTACCTATAACACTACCAGTTTGAAAATACATGTTTAAAGCTTCTTGTGGATTATAATTAGTACCGTTACCTAAATCTATTTCTGCAATACCATCAGCATCTAAAAATACACCGTCAGGTACCATACGTGATAACACTTGTTGTAATTTTAAATGTGTTAACTGTATCATATCTGCAAAACTAGTCATACGGCTAACAAGAGATTCTATTTTACCTTTGTACATACGAGGCGCAACTATATTATAACTCATTTGCACTTTTGTAGTATCTGACTTAGGTCTTGTCATGTTAATTGCTTTATTCCACATTAACATATCCTCTGAACCTATTATTTTTGCACCTTCATATAAACACTCTATACTTCTATTAACTTTTTCAAATCGTGATCTTGCGTCTTTTGGTGGATTAAAAGTATCAGTTTTTTTAATTGCTTTATCTGCACCAGTAGATGTTTGTTTTATTTTATATACTTGGTTTTCATAAGTTTTATACTCAAAATATAAAACATAAACATAATTTCTATCATTATCATCGTTAGTATTATAGCTTTTATTTATCATTAAAGCATTACTACCATAACCTTGTATTTTATTTATATACTCATCAGTTAAATTAGGAAACTGCTTTTTTAAATCAACTATACTAACTTTTCTAACTTCACCTACATAGTATATATCATCAAAATAAGGTGAGTCACTATAAGAATATACTAAATCGGCAGGATCAACATATTCTAATTTTATACCTTCTGCAGTATTAAAACTATTTTTAACAGCTGATATACCTATTACTGTTAAATCATAATCAAGTCTTTTCTTTAATAATTCATATTTATTATAGTCGAAAACGTTATTTATAGCTTGCTCTTCTGCTATTTCTATAGACTGCTTGTAATTAAGTTGCATATGTAATTGTAACTCTTCATCATTTTCAGGTATATAATCTGTTTGTGATCTTCGAGTATTAACGCCTAACGTTTGTTGTATTTTTTCTATCAACTGTCTGTTAAGCATGTCTCTTTGTAAATTTGCTACATATTCAGTTTTTTGTTTTAAAGCTGATGGATCTTGTGAATATGCTTTTATATCATACATACGTTCTGATATACCATTTACTACTATATCTACAAATTTAGGTATTATAGGTACTGGCTTCCAGTCTAAATTTAAATAAGACAAATCACCGTTTATAGATAATTCATCTTTATATTTTTGTATACTTTGTTCTCCTCTTGCATATAATCTTAATCTATGAAAATTATCTCTATTAGCATAATACCTAGAACTACCTGAGTCGCGTTTAAACCACTCAGACTCTATAGCTTTTGCAACCTGTAAACCATATTGAGGATCCATTTTCTCAACATCGCTAACAGCTTGACTAGGAAATATGCCTTTTGTTGGTGTTTTTGCCATTTATTCTATTATTTTTGATATGAAACCTTTGTTGTTATATTTTTTAAAACCAAAGTCTAATTTTTTTGTTTGTTTAATTGCTTTTGGCGTGTATTTATGTTTATTACAAGCCATAATTGCTAAACCTGAGCTTATTGTAGCATCAAATTTTGTTCTTTTATTAATATCGAATTTACCCCAATCATTTAAAGTTTTATTAAAATACATATTACCATAAGTATTATCACTTTTTAAACCTACATGATCTTGTATATAAGTCTCTATTGCAGCTGCATGAGCTTGTTTAATATCTTCGCCTGTATTTGGTATACCACCTATCTCTCTTTCTGTAATTGATAGTTTGTTTATTAATTTATCTGGCCTATTCATTGAATAACCTCTATAACCTCGTCTTTTTAAATAATATAAAAGTCTAGGTTTATTGTTTTCTGCTAAAACTGGCATGCCATAAAAAACTAATGCCATTAAAACATCTTCAAAAAATATTTCTGCAGTTTGTGGTCTTGCAATATATTCTAAAAAAAAACTATTTATAGGCGCGTCTTCCATAGAAAACTTAGTTAATCCATGTAAGGACCCTTTTGATCCTTTTGCATCAACAGTACCAGATATATCGTAAGAGTCACAGCCAAAAGCGCCAATATGATCGTTACCAGGATATTTGAAACCATTTTTAAATTTAATTCTATTTGTTAAACTATTACTAGGCACCCAAGATATTAAAAATCTACCATTTAAATCAGGATAAAAAACTACTTCAGTGTCTTTTATACCATTTAACCATTGAAAATTACCTTTAGTAACAACATTTGTAGTGTTTATACCTTCGTTATAATCTATTTGCTCGTATATTTTAACTAAATTAAATATACTATTTTTTGTTTCATCTCTAAAAGCATGCTCTTCTGTCCTTGGAAACTGTCTATAAAATTCATTTAATGAATCTTGATCATTTTTTAAACCTTCAGCTTCATTTTGCCAGTGTTGTATAACACCAACATCTATAATATCGCCATAAGGGCCTTTTGTCATATTTTTTGGGTTATCAAATACTGGTATACCATACTCATCAATAAAACCTTCATAATTCCACTCCATTGGTATAAACAAACTATATAAACCACTTTTAGTTTGGCCGTTTGCATTACGTTTAGTTACATCAGAATCATTATAAAGTTTTTTAAAATTATCACCACCTTTATCTAATGCATTACTAGTTGAACCCATCATGCATTTACCTATAATTCTGCTACCTAATCTTAATGTTGTTTTAGTTACTCGCCAGTTGTTTAAAATATTTTCTGGCCTTTCCCATTTACCAGCTTCGTCATGTACTAATAAATTTAATTTTTCTCCATCGTAGCTATTGTCACCTGTATTTTTCCAATCAATTGTTGTATCTAGTCCTTCTAGCTCCTCTGTTTTGACATTTGTTAAAAGTTTTTTTCTAGTAAACTTAGAAGCAGGTACTCTATAAGCTAATTCTGTTTTTGGTCGATCCATACCATCTTGTATTGGTTTAAAAAAAAACGGATAATTAACAGATATTGGTACTACTTTATCAGTAAACATTTTTTTAGCGTCAGCACCTGATTTTGATAATATACCATATCTTGAGTCTGACGATATTGTTGCTAAATTTACAACTTCAGAAGAAGCCATAAAAGAAAAACCTGAACGTCTATTTTTTAAATAACACATACCATATGATCTATGGTCTGCTTTACAAGCTTCCCAAAAAATATAAAACAACCTATTTGCCTCTCTAAACTCTGGTTTACCTACATCTATTTTAGCCCATTGCAAATACATGTAATGAGTACCTGTAATATAAGTAGGTTTATTTTTATTATAAAACCAATAACCTTCTTCACGTCTTGTAAACTCTGTGTCAATATAAGTATGCCACTTGTCTTTGTAATTTTGTGGTAAATCTTTCCAGTCAAAAATACTTTTTAAATTTTTTAACTCTTTTGGATATATTTCTTTATGCCACTTATTATACTTTTTACATACGCTTTCGGGTTTAGGTAAAGCAATACGTAAATTTTGTATTTCATATATTTCACCAATTTTACCAGTTTTTGATATAACGATAATATCGTGTTCTTTATTATATCCATATTTCCACTTTTTACTTTTGTTAAGTCTATTGACTGTATTTATTTTAATCGGTTTTATAATTTTATATAGATTTTGCTTATACATTATCTTGATCTTTTCTCTGCAAAACCTTTAAACGTTTTCGTATTATTAGCTATTGGTTTATTTTCTAAAATACTATTTTCTTCTTCTATACGATTTAATATTTCAAAAGCATCTAATATTGCTAATTTTTTTGTAGCTGCCGCATTTTTTAAACGATCTGCAGATACATCGTCTTCTGTATCTACTATAGGTTCTTTTGCAACCTTTATTAATTCATCAACAGCTTTATAACCAGCTTGGATTATATTCTTTTTCTTGTTCTTTATGTCCATAGTTTATAGTTACACTATCGTTTTTAACTCTATATAGTTTTTCATTATCAATTATAAATTCATAATCACTATTTGGTGAAAAACCTATTTTACTGCCTTTATATAAACCTATTTTTTCTAAATTTTTATTACCATATTTAATAATACCTTTTAACCAAACTTCTTTTAACATACTATATTCTTGTTCATTTTTTATTGGTTTTACAAAACAATAATCGTCTAAGCTAAACCATTGGTTATTTCTTTTATACATAAATATTTGATCTATGTAAACAATATAAGTGTCTTCATCAAAGTAACATGTACTATTAACTTCAATACCTCGCACATTATGAAACCTTCTAAAAACATTATGATGAACAATTACTTCATCTCCAACTTGTATTTCACTAGGCATGTTTATAGGTGTAGCTAAAACTATACCTGTACGATTTACAAAATTATGATTTTGTATTTCTGTATTTAAAATTAAATCAACATCGCCTACTTTTTTAGTATTATTATATCTACCGTTTTTAGGTTTAATTATAAAACAAAAAAGTCCTTTCATTAGTACTTTAAATTAAACTCTACAGATATAGCCATGTTTTTATTAAATTGTTTCCATGGTAAAACTTCATTACCTTTTTTTATAAATATAGAATATTTGTCATTATCTTCAACAATGTCAGATATTGTATGACCACCATAAACTTCTTGTCCTACAGCATAGTGCATAGCATCATCTTTATAGTCTCTGCCTATACTTATTTTTCTTATTAAATTCATTTTAATTTTATTTATTCCTAATTGTCTGAAACTTTTCAGCGCCTCGAGAACCAAAATAGGCTACGTAAACAGTAACCAAAAGTGTTTGAAGTAAATCGACCCACCCGGTTGATACACTAAAGCTCCACTCAAAGCTATCAAGTAAAATTAATAAAATCATAGATATTGTTAAAAATATCAAACTCATCGGCCGTGTGTTTTTACTTAACCATGAGTCTGACTTCATATCGCTGTCCCAACGTTTTGAAACTTCTTGCATTTCTACAATATCCATTTCTAAAAGCTTCATTGCTTTTTCTTTATCTTCGACAGGCATTGTTTCATCTTTGCTTATTAAATTTTTGACAACACCAAGCACGCCATTATCTGGCAAAACGTTACCAACAGTACCTAATATACCTGGTGCAGCTTTACTTAAAAATTTACCAACTTTTGTGTCTTTAAACTTCTTTTTTTCTTTGCTCATAAGGTATTATTTCGTTTAATCTTTTACGTCTAGCTTCACAACCACATGGTATATTTAAACCTTCACTTACCATATCTACTACAGTTTTTATACCTGTAGCTGTTGTTATTTTATGTATTGTATCTCCAAGTCCTCTTGATTTCATTTTAAAATTCTTTTATAAGTTTACTTAAATTTTTTGCATCTTGCATTGTTGGCATTTTAGTATATAAATTTTTACCTAGCAAAAATTCTGTTGTTTCGCCATAACTAATTAAATCTTGACCAACAACATTAGTTAAAGGTATACTTTTGTCTTTATTAAATTTTTTATGTAAATCTATCATTGTCATATAAAGTTTATTTGGATCAGCGTTTTTATTATTTCTAAAATATGATTTAGCCTGATTATATCTTGCAAATAATTCACCAGATTTGTCTTTACCAGAATAAAAATAACCTTTTAAATAATTTTTAAAATCACCTTTTACACCAAAATTTTGTTTTGCATATTCTATCATTGGGTACGCGTAGCCTGATCCCATGCTATGCGCTGTTTCATGTATTAATATTTGATCAAGACTAGTATTAAAAGTTTTATTTTTTTTACTATAAAATTGATCACTTATATCCATGCGACTGATAAAGTTAGTGTTTGTTGGATTAACATCTTTACTACTTCTTAATTGTCCAAATAACCCATAATTTAAATTTGTTATCTTAACTGGTGTTTTATAAACTTCAGCTTTTAAAGCTGCAACGCTACGAAAGTTTTGTCCATAGCCTTCTAAATTTATTAATTTTTGTAAATCTTCTTCACTGTATTGTTCATCAAAAAGCTTATTTCTAACTTTAGCTAAATTTATTGTTTGATTTTTCTGAAAACCTAAAGTTGCATTATCTACACTAGTGCTATATTTAATACCATAATCTTTAGCCATTTGTATTTGTCTATCATCAAAAGCTTTCATATTCATACCAGAATATAATTTAGTGATTGAATCAGTACCTTTACTTGTTAATTTGCCATTTACTTTAATATTATCAACATTAAAAGAAACATTTTTGTTTACGACATCATATATAGCTTTGTCTCTTTTATAGTCAGGCATATTTATTGGAGCTCTATCAGATCTTATTTCTTTTATTAATTTTTCGTTGATTTTTATTTTTTCTTTATCTATTTCTGTAAACATTTTATTAAAAGAAACTCTTCTAATATTTGTGTTATCAACTACAGCATTATTAGTAGGAAATAAGTTTTTAATTTTATTTCTTGGATCTCTTTTACCGTTAAACAATGAGCCATTTGCCATAACTATTTTTTCTTTTTTCTACGTTTTTTCTTTTTTTTCTTTTCATTACGAGAAGCCCACACGGCTTTCCTTTGTGCGTCACTTTTATAACCCATAATTATTTTCTTTTTTTCTTTTTCTTGCGTAAGACAGCGAAGTCAGCACCCGTAATTTTATCGTACGGGTGCGCTGCTCTAGCTATCTTCTTTTGTTTTGGAGATAACTTTTTCATATTATTTTTTCTTTTTTTTCATTGACTTCTTTTTCATGGTTTTTTTACTACCACTTTTTTTAGAACTACTTTTATAATTGTAAGGCATAATTTCTAATTTTTAAGGTTTAACTTTGTTTTATCTATTTTTATCATTTATCATATCATTTAAAGCTTTATTGAAAACTTTGTCCGTGTACGTTTTATTTCTGTAAAATATATTTTTATCAGAAGTTGGTACGTCTTCTTGTGATAATAAAATCCTGTAAATTCTATTTATCAACTGTTTAGTTTTATATGAAGTTTTAAAAATAGAATATTTAATAGTAGTTCTATTTCTATGTCTCCATACATCTACCCAACCATTTTGACGCAAACGATCCCAACGTTTTTTATCCCAACTGTAAATATAAACAGCATTTTTAAAATCATTTATTGTAAACCTGTTTACACAATCAAGATATATTAAAAGTTCTAGATCAGCTTCTTTTAAACTGTAGCTTTTACAAGCCCATTTACGGACTAATCTATAGTATTTTAATATTTGTAATTCTCTTATATCAGCTGGTGATATAATCATAAAACTATAACAACATCTTGTTGTTTTATAACGCAAAAAACTTGGCTATCAACTTCTACAGAGTGACCAGCGTGTTTATCGTAATATATAATATCATTTACCTTGAGACCTTGAGTAATATTACCAACGCTGACTATTTTGCCTTTTAAATATCGTATTTCTTTTTTTGCGCTATCAATTATAAAACCACTTGCGGTTTTGCTTTTTTCTTTTATTCTTTCTATAATAACAAAATTATTAACTGCTTGCATCTTCTTCAACTCTTTTATTTGATATTACACAGTCTGCAGATATTATGGTTTTAGCAACGCTAACAGCGTTTTTTAAAGCCGTTTTTGTAACTAATACTGGATCTATAATTCCAGATTTTATCATATCTACAACATCTCCTGTTACTACATTTATACCTTTTTTAGGTTGTAGTTTTATAGGTGGTATAATATCAGCATTATTTATAATTGTATAAAATGGTTGTTTTATAGCTTCTGATAATACCATTTCACCTACGTTTACTGCTTTAATTTTTTCCGATGCGTTTAACAAAGCAACACCACCACCTGCAACAATACCTTCTTGTAAAGCGGCTTTAGTAGCATAAATAGCATCTTCAACTCTGTCTTTTTTTTCTTTTAATTCTATTTTGCTATTAGCTCCTACTTTGACAATACCGACAGATCCTGATAACATTGCTAGTCTTTGTTCTAGTTTTATTTTTATAAACGGATCTTTTTCTTTTTTAATTTTTTCTTCAACTAAATCAATACGCTCTGTAGCTATGTCAGGTACCTCATTTATTGTAATTACAGTATTTTTATTATCTGTAACACTTTTTAAAGCTTCGCCTAAAACATCAGGTTGTATTAAATCTAAATCATCACCTAATTGTTCATCGATTATTTTTGCTCCTGTCAAACAAGCTAAGTCTTCTAATGTATCTCTTTTTGTTGAACCAAAACCTGGTAAATCTATAATATTAACTTTAATATTACCTTTTACTTTGTTTGTCATTAAAGCAGCTGTAGGTTGTTGATCTACATTAGCAACAATTAATAAAGATCTTTTGTTTTTTATAGTATGCTCTAGTACAGCTTGTATCTTTCTTATATTAGGTATAGGTGATGCAACAATTAATATATAAGGATTATCTAATATAGATTTATCTTTATCTTCATTTGTTGCTAAATGTTGTGATTTTAATGGACTATCAAACTGTACACCATCTACTGTTTCAAAGTATGTTTCTTCAGTTTGTGATTCTTCCATTAAAACTACACCATTTTTACCTACAACTTTATAAGCTTCTGATATAATATTACCTAAAACTTTATCATTGTTGCAGCTAATTGTAGAAACTTGATCAAGCATTTTACCAACAACTTTTTTTGAGCTTTTATTTAAATACTTAATTACTTTTTCTAAATAAGTATCGATGCCAGATTTTATAATTCTTAAATTATTTTCTTGCTTTTGCTCTGTAGCTAATTTTAATATATGATAAGCCAGTACAGTTGCTGTAGTTGTGCCATCTCCTGCTTCTTTAACAGTGTTGCTAGCGGCTTCTTTTATAAGTGTACAACCTATATTCTTGACAGGATCCATTAGGATAACAGACTCTGCTACAGTTACACCGTCTTTTGTTATTACTGGTTTTCCTCTTGCGTCTTCATATATAACACACTTACCAGAAGCCCCAAGTGTTGACTTAACGGCATTAGTTAACGTTTCAACACCTTCTATTATTTTTGCATTTGCCTCATTACCAAAAGACAAATTTTTTACGATTTGACTCGGGTTATTAAATTCCATTTTATTTAAATATGTATGTAAAAACTACATCACGTGTTAATGTAGTGTACCAAAAATTATTTTTCTTCTTTTTCTTCGATTTCTTCGTAGCTACCATCTTGAAGATTTATATTTACTTTACCATATTCTTCTTCTAACTTTTTTTGCTCTTCTAATAAATCTTGTTGATTTTTAGCTGCACTATTTAGTAAAAAAAACTTTTGTAGTTCTAATTGACCTACTTGTGATTGTAAATTTTGTTGTATTCCAACTTTTTCTTGCAAAGATTTTAACTCTTCTTCTTTAATTTTATTTATTGCCATTTTATTTAATTTTTATTGTTTATTTATTCTGAAAAAGGATTATGGTATGTTTTAGAAACAGGGTTCTTTTTTAAATCTATGTCATTTTTAATATTTGCTTTTAAAGCATCTACATCTAAACCTGCTTCTAGCCAACCAATTATATCTGATTGTTTTAAATCAGCATATTCTTTAAAATTGTCTTTATCATATTCTAAAGAATAAGTTCCGATCATATTGTCGCTATGATCACCTTCTGATCCATTTAAACCGTAATGAACAGTATAAATAACATCAGATTTACCTTCGTGAGATACATGCGCATCTACCGCATATATGTTCCATTTATAAGTTATTGCCATGTTTTTTAAATTTACTATTTATTTATTAATTATTACATATTTTTTACTTTTTTTATTTAATTTAACTGCAACTATCTACAGTAGCCACTACACCTGATCCTCCAAATACTGAAAATTTAGTATTATTATCTAATCTATAAACACCATTAGAAATAGTCGTTGTTCCCGCTGAATCTGTATAAACAGTGTCGTTAGCCACAGGCCTTGCGCCTGAGCCGTCGTGATAATAAGTTTGATTTAATGTTTCATTACAGCCTTCTAAACCTGATTCAGCATTTGCTGATGTAAAACTTGTTAACGTTGAACAATCCTGGTCGTAACCGTAAAAATCGGACATTTTATAAGGAGTACTTACTGGCATGATCCTAAATTTGTTATAACACCGCTAGAATTAGTATCAATACATCCAGCAACATCACCAGCTCCACAAATAGTTGTAGTAGCTGAAGAGCCTGTTTGTAAAGCACAAGTTAAATCTACAGGTGTAGTTAAATTACTATCACTATATAATATATGTCCTACTTGCAAATTACTAGCATCTCCAATACCCGCGCTATAATACAATGTTACAGGAGAATCCGTTCCCATATCATCTCTAACTGCAGTTAACTGTAATGATCCTCTAGTTGCCGGGTTTGGTGTACATCCAGTATTTACAGCTGGATAAGTGTTACCTGAAGTTACTGCACCGCCTGTATTTCCGCCATTTACTAAGTTATACATAGATATAGGCCCAGATACACTTCCGCTTCCGTAAGTGCTATTTAATCTTTCTTGTGCAATGTCTTGCATAGATAACGTTCCTGATGCTGGTACTGCCATAATTATTTAATAAATGCTATTGTTGTATATCTATTTTTGTTACTAGTATTTTCTATTGCGTGCAAGCAATATGGTTTTTTCCATAAAATATGAAAAACTCCTTTGTTTTTTTTATTAGAGCTTTTAGCTAATAATTTTTCATCAAAATCTAAAAATTCTGTTGAGTCTATATTATCTGTTAAGTTTATTACAATAAAACCTTTGTGATCTTTTCGGTCTAAATGTGGCCATAACTTAAAACCAGGTAAATCTTTAAATATATGTATGTTTATTTCTTTATATTCAGGTATTTGTTTTTTTATATAATCAATATCTAGCTTGTTAAATATCTTATTTTTTAAATCTTGATTATTATTTTCAAATCTTGTATTAATTTTTTTAAATATTTTACCGTTTTGTAATTTATAATCTAAATTTTCTACATCAATATTTAAATCATCTACTTCTATTTCCCAAGCCAAAACATCTTTATGTAATTTATTTTTTACAATCACAACTATGTTTTTTAAGTTCTTCTATTTCAGCTTTTAACTCTTTAACTGCTTCAATTAAATATCCAGTAAGGTTACCGTATGCAACACTTAATGTACCATCATTATCAGTTACTAATTCTGGTGCTATTTTTTGTATCTCTTGCGCTATAACACCGCTACTATCTTTACCAGTATCTTTTCTAGTAAAGCTAACACCGCGCATATCATATACTTTAGAACCATCTAAAGTTTTAATATTTTCTTTTAATTTTTTATCTGAAAAAGCTACAACATCACTTGATGCTAATATAGAACCTGTAACGTGAAGTTTTTGTGATGGGCTTGTATTTCCAATTCCTACATTACCTGAAGTATCAATAGCAAATCTAGTTGTAGATGCGGCTTCAGAAAATAATTGAAAAGAACCACCAGAAACACTTGCTACACTCCATTTATCTGAACCATTTTCAGTTAATAAAACACCTGTATTAGAACCAGAACTTTCTATTTTTAACCTAGTAGTTGAGCCGCCTTTAATATGAAGTTTATTATCAGGATTTGTTTCTCCGATTCCTACATTTCCTGAGGCTTTTAAAACCATTTTAACACTATCTGCTCCAGCTGTAAAATAAACATCTCCAGCTCCAGAATTTGTTGTAATTCTACTACCAATTCTTAAACCATTTTCTTCCCATTGCATAAATTGAGACGTGCCGTGATGGTTTTTAATAGTTAGTGCTGCGTTTGTTGATTGGTTGCCCGATGTTGTACTAGCATTTTCTATATGAACATAACCTAAAGCGTCGTCAGGATCAAAAGTTCCGTACACGTGTAGCTTAGTACTAGGCGTAGTCGTTCCGATACCTATATCACCATCTCCGCCATCTATAAACATATCATGGCGCATATCTTTTAAATGTGTAGTTGTGCCTGCTGTTGTATGGCCAAATATTATACCTCTTCCACTGCCTTGATATGCAAAAATTCCTAATGCATCATTTGATGTTCCACTACCATATTTTCCAGCTGTAATTCCAAAATTAGTGTCAATTAAATTTAATCTAGGATTAGAAGCTAACGCATCATTACCAAAATTACCTTCTATCATCATTGAATAACTACCGTTTGTAGCTGCTGTACCTATTTGTAAATTATGCAAAGGCGAAGTAGTTGCGATTCCTACGTTTCCAGAAGTATCAATAATTAAATTACCAGATGTTGCACTATCGTTAGCACCTATATAAAATTTATTTGATTGTGTACCTACGTACATTGTATCATCAACGTCTGCAATTAATATTCTTGCATTTGAATCTGTTGATGTAAACCTTGCGACACTATCACTCGCGTCTGCATTAACATCTAATCTTATAGTAGGTGCTGTTACATTAATCCCAACACAATCGTTACTTGATTTAAACGTCATTAATGGATGAAAACCACCTAAAGCTGGACCCTGATAAATGTGTAATTGACCATTAGAATTACCTCTGTCTGAAATACCCCATCTAATATTTCCTTCAGTATGACCAGAACCATGACCAAAAAACATTTCAGCAACATCATCTGCGCCGGTTGCATTTAAATGTAATTCACCTCTATTTGCTGACCTAAAACCTCTACCAATTAAACTGAAATCTAATTTAGTGTTACCTTCAACATCTAATTTTTGAGCAGGAGATGAAGTTCCGATTCCTAAACTACCTGTTGATGTTAAGCGCATTTTTTCTGTTGCTAAGGTAGTTCCAGCACCACCTGTACCAAACGCTATACCTCCGTTTTGAGGTTGATATATATATCCGTGCATCCAGTTGCTGTTTGCTGTATTTCTTGTATTAAAATGAAATCCTGCGCCTGTATCAGAACCATCTGTAGCTTGAACAGAAAAACCAACTCTAGCAAAATCATAATGGTAATTTGAATTATTTATAAATCCATTACCAAACCAAGCTTGCACTCCTTGTAATCCAGTACCTGTAAGGTGTAATAAAGCTTGAGGTGAACTTGTTCCAATACCAACAGTCCCATCTTCATTAACTCTCATCAATTCAGTACCAGCGTTGTCTTTGCTAATTAAAAATGATCTATCTGTTTGGTTATTATCGCTATCAATATCAATCCTAACTGATGAGTTACTTTTTATAAATTGTGTAAAAACAGAACCTGCAAAGGTTCCATTACCGCTTTGATCTAAATGAAATTTTTCGGCAAAAGAGTCTGTAAATATACGGAAACCAGTTTCATTACCGCCTATATACATACCTCCAACAGCATTACCTGATCTAAATAATCCTAATTGAGCACTAGCTTGATGTATTGTAATTCTTGGATAGTTATTTGTATCGCTTGTAATAAAAGTACCGCTATTACCTGTACCAAAAGAACTACTAGACCCACTTGCTGTTACATTGCCTGAACCATCTATAGTAAATTTTTCTGTACTATTATTTCTAAATTTATAACTTAAACCATCAGGGCTGTTAAAATTAACAGCACCACCATCCATGCCTATATGAACTTTTTGTGTATTAGCGCTTCTTTCAATAGTTAAACCGCCGTCAAAACCGCTGTCATCTCCCTGTTTTATATGTAATTCAGAGCCCGGTGAAGTTGTTCCGATACCTACCTTACCATTATTTTTTATTCTTATCCTAGTAGTAGAATTAGTTTTTAAATCTAAATCATTATTTGTTTGAGTTCCTACTACACCTGCTGATGATTGAGCTTGCAGTAATATTTCGGCTCCACTATTGCGCTCTAATACTAATTCTGCATTGCCGGCACTAAAGATATGTAAATTATTTTGAGGCGATGCAGTTCCTATTCCCACTTTTTGTGTAGAACCATCAATTACAATTCCATCAGTGTTGTCTGTTTGTAGTATTAAACTATTACCAGTTGTAGTTCTTATTGTACCACTTCCAGCTGTAAAACTTAATCGTCTACTTGTTCCATTAATATTTAAATCAGTTGAACCTTGAACGTGTACATCTCCAGTAATTAAAAATCTTTCTGATGTTCCATTATACACGTGTAAAGCGCCTGAAGGGCTTGTCGTTCCAATACCAACATTTCCTGAAGAATTAATACGGATTCTTTCTGAACTCCCTGTTTCAAATTTAATGTGATCATTTGCAATAAAAATACCATCACTACCATCTGAATTTTGTAAAAACAAACCATTACTACCGCCTCTAAAATAAATGACATTATTTGTATGTAATACCGCTGTTGAACTTGCTATAGTACCACCAGTAATTTCTATACCTTTTTGACCAATAATTTTACCTGCAAAAGTTGCAGAAGCATTTTCATTTAATGTTAACGATAAAGTACCATAATCAGTATAAGTTGTGCCTGTTAAGTCATCATCATGATGATCGACATAAAAAGCATGAGCTCTTGGCGCTATATATTTTATATCACTATTACCAGCACCTTGCATAAATATATAACCAGGTTTTGTGTTAGAACCAGTTGTTCCATCACCTGTTTTAAATCTTATACCAGCACCTAAAGCAGCAGCGGTACTAACTGTTGTATGATCTACAGATATTAATGCTAAACCGTCTGTTCCTGTTCCATCAAAATTAGCTACTATTAATGGTTGGTTTGCTAAAGCAACTGCAGTGCTTTTTACCGTTAAACGCGACGTAGGTGAGGTTGTTCCAATTCCTAAATTACCAGATTGATTAAGACGCATTGCTTCTGAACCACCTGCATTAAATTGTATACCAGTACCAGTTGAACCATAGATTTTTGCATCGCTATTTCCAAAGTTTATTCCATTGCCATCATTAAAAATAGCAACGCCTGATGATACAGTAATATTACCTGTTACTTTTACACCTGTATTTTGTGTTTCAAACTTTTCGCTACCATTATGATATAATTTCACAGCACCACCATTGATACAATGTATAAAATTTGTACTATCATCATTATCTCTTAATACAATATCATCTTCTGCTAATATTTTTATGTCATCACTATCACATCTTAAAATTATATCTCCTGCATTGTTATCAATAATCGAATTATTACCATCATGATAAATATTTAAATCAGAACCACTACCAAAAAGCGCCCTTACGTTGTCAGCATGTTTAGTGCCCCTTGAAAACTTAACTAATTCATCTCCACCATCAATAGTCATATAAGTAGTTTTACCGCCTGAACCATTGTCATTTCTAAATACTATATCTCCATCATCGAAGTTTTGATCTATATATAAATTATGATTATAACTTTCAAAGAAACTATTAGAGCCATCATGTATTAATCTTAAATCTCTACCTGTACCAAAAGTTGCATAAACATTATCTATATGGTTTATTTCTTTAGATGCTACATTTCTTTCTGCACTACCATCTAATCTAAAATATTCAGTCGTACCACCATCGCCAGAATCAGTTCTAAATATAATATCTTTATCATCCGCACTGTTTTGTATTGTTAAATCGCCTGTTGCATTTGTTATTGAGCCATTAGCACTGTTATGTTGTATTTGTAGATTGTTACTTGCGCCAAACTGCGCTTGAACACCATCACCAAACCTCATTTCTTTTGAAACTATAATATTTGTGTTTCCACCATCTAACCTAAAATATTCTGTAGTTCCGCCCGATCCGTCATCTGACTTCAATATTATATCTTTATCATTAGCTGTGTTTTGTATAAGTAGGTTTCCTGTACCATTATTTATTGTACTGTCAGTTCCATCTGTTGACGCAGAAATTGTTTCAACGCCACTATTATTCCTTAATGTTAGACTACCGTGTCCGGAGCTTTGACCTAATGAAGCTATTTTTACAGTATTACCAGAATGTATTAGTGATATTTCATCTATGTTTGATCCAGAAGATTTAGCTGTTACACTGCTTGCAAAATTTGAACCTGTACCAGTTATATTTAATCTTTCAGCAAGCACATTATTATGCTTAACATAAAAAATCATTTTATCATGCAAATTAACTTCCGAAGTTTCTACAACTTCTATCCTACCTAATTCATTAACTGTAGAATATGTTGAGTTTTCAGTAAAAAACCCTAAACCTACACCAAAGCCATTTGCGGTTGTACCAGAAGATAAACTTTTTAAATTTAATACGCTAACGGAATCATTTGTAGTAGAACTTGTGTTTTCTATAACTAAATTATTTGATAAATCCCATGTATCGTCCGCGTCGTCAAATATAAAGCTTGCTTGTGTAACACCGTTACCTCTATATACAGATATACCAGATGTGGTTGCTGTAGCTGTATCTGGTGATCCTTGAGTTGTGTTTAATTGTAATATATTATCTTCAACTTCTACTGTTTGTGTATTTAACGTGGTTGTTGTACCATTGACAATTAGGTTACCCCCAACTGTAACATTACCTGCAAAAGTTGCAGCTAAATCTGGAAATATTGTTAAAGCAGTAGTTGAACCTAATATAAACTCTAATTCATGTGCAGTACTACTATTATTTGCAACTCTTGAATAAATTTTATTGGAAGTACCATCGCCTGTAATTAAAAAACCTGCTGTTGGAGACGTTGAGTTGTCTATTGCAACCTGTCCTATGACGTGAAGTTCTCTGTTAGGGCTTGCTGTGCCTATGCCTAAATTACCTGCTGATGTTAAACGCATCTTTTCACTTGAACCAACTTTAAACTGTATATTTGGTGTACCGCTTGTATTACTATTTGAATCTACTGTAAATGCTAAAACATCGCTTGGTGTTAAAACGTTACCAGCAACACTATCTGTTCCTAATGTTATATTTCCAGCGGTAGCTAATATGTCTCCTGTTACAGTTGCACCTGTACTTGTTGTTTCTAATTTTTTAACGGCGTCATAGTATAAATCAACACTTCCATTTGCATTACCAATAAGCATATTTTCACCTGCTAAAGATCTTAAAATAACAAAAACGCTACCTTTAATTTGTGTTGATGTAGTGCCTTCAATAATTAAACTTCCTGTACCTGCATCTTGAATATAACTATTAGAACCATCATGATATATTTGTAAATCATTTGATGCTCCTGCTAAAAACTTACCAGTATCACTTCCAACTCTAATATTACCTCCTGTAGAAACAATAGTGCCTGAAGTATCTAGTGTTCCTGTTATATCTATTCCGCCGGCTGTAGTTTGTAATTTAGCAGAACCATCATAGTAAAGTTCAACTTTACCATCACGTTGCATATAAATATAATTTTCACCTGTAGTGCCGTCTTCTAATGTTATAGCATCTCTAGCTTGTATTTTTAAACCGCCTGTACCTGTTTCGTTAATATAACTATTACTGCCATCATGATAAATTTCTAAATCTCCACTATCGCCAAAAGTAGCCTTGATGTTATCGTCCCATTTAGTAATACGTTTCATTCTGATAGATGTTTGACTACCATCTAACCTAAAATATTCTACAGCAGAACCAGAACCACCGTCAGCATAAAATGCCATATCACCATCAGTCTGGTGTTGAACAAAATTTACACCTCCATTATAATTATTAAATTCTGTATTTGTTCCATTATGTACGATCCTTAAATCTTCATTATTACCAAAACTAGCTTTTACATTATCAGAAAATAAAATAGTTTTAGACGCTACCATATTCGTATTACTGCCATCTAGCCTAAGATATTCAGTAAATCCTCCACTACCATCATCGCCTCTAAATATAATATCTTTATCATCTGCCTTGTTAGAAATATATAAGTCACCTGTTAAATTATCAATAACTGAATCATTCCCATTATGATATATTTCTAGGTCTGAACTATCGCCAAAAGTAGCTTTTATACTATCTGTGTGCTTTGTGTTTTTATGAAATTTTGTTAGTGCTACATTACCGTCAATAGTTAAATAGTTGGCTAACGTGCTGCTATTTGTAGCTTGAATAAATATTCTATCATTATCACCTTCATTTCTAATATATATATCGCTAGTTGTAGATCTGATATAATTACTATTACTACCATCGTGATATATTTCTAAGTCTCCACCTGTACCAAGTTTTAATTTAGTATTATCCGTAAATAATAAATGATCTTCGCTTTGATCCCACTTCATATTTCTACCAGCAGTATCTCCGTAAAATATAACATCTGCACCAGTACCGTCAACACCATAATCCATACCACCACCTGTAAAAACTGTTGATTTATGCATCAATATTTTTTCAGCGCTTCCATCAAGAGTTAAATATTCAGTAAACCCTCCAGATCCATCATCAGATTTAAATACAATATCTTTATCGTTTGCTTCATTTGTAATTGTAAGATTACCTGTAAAATTTGTTATAAATGAATTACTACCGTTATGGAATATTTGTAAATCTCCACCTGTTCCAAATTTACCTATTTTTGTATCTGTTACTAAAAAGCCACCATAGAAAAAAGATTCAGTAGTAGCACTTAGACTACCTGTAATTGTAACTCCATCTGATGTAGTTCCAAACTTTTTACTATTGTCGTAATATAAGTCAACAGAACCATTAACAGTAAACAATGCCATAGTTTCATTGTCGTGTTTTCTTATTCTTACTGCGTTATCAGAATTCAATCTTAATTCGCCTGTACCTGCATCATAAACATAAGAATTTGATCCATCGTGATATATTTTTAGGTCATCATTATTACCAAAAGCAGCTTCAACAGTATCTAAAAATCTTAATTTCTTATGAGCCTTCATCATACTGTCAGAACCATCTAATCTTAAATAAGCAGTATTACCTCCACTACCATCATCAGCTTGAAATATAATATCTTTGTCGTCTGCTTGATTTCTTATATAAAAATCTCCAGTGCCATTTGATAAATAAGTATTGGTGCCATCATGAAATTGTGCATAATCACCACCATTACCCATACCTAAATTAACATTATCATTAAGGAATAAATCTTTACTAAATACAATGTTTGTTGAACCTCCATCTAGTCTCATATATTCTGTTTGAGAACCAGTGCCATCATCAGTCCTAAATTTTATATCTCCATCATCAGCATAATTATCAATAAATAAGTCAGCAGTTTGATTTCTAATAACACTATTGCCATCGTGGAATATTTCTAGATCCTGGCCAGTCCCTAGTTTTATTCTAGAATTATCAGGAAACAATAAATTAGATGTAAATGTACTTTCGCCTGTTGCTCTTAAACTACCTGATATATCAATTTTATACGCCGGGGTTGTTGTTCCAATACCAAAATTACCTGTTGATGTTAAACGCATCTTTTCACTATCTGCTACACTAAATGTAATTGGTTGGCTTGCGGCAGAATCTAATCTCAAGCTGTGTACTGAATCTAATACATAGCCACCAGTAAATTTAATTACTCCTGCAACATCTAAACTTCCTGTTACCGTTGTATTACCAGTTAATGTTGGGTTAGTTACAATACCTATTTGTACTTGATTATTTGTTACTGCAGTTTCTATTTCGTTTGTAGTTCCTACAAAAGATAATGTTTCGCTAGTATTAACTAAATCAGTAGTTGAGCCATCTGATATTGTAAATGATGTAGATATAGATGCAGTACCAGCAGCCGTTAATCTACCTTGTGCATCTACAGTAAATGTTGGTATTGCTGTTGCGCTACCGTATGATCCAGCGGTTACAGACGTGTTAGCTAAATTAAATGTTCTATTAGCTGTTATATCGCCACCACCTGATAAACCTGTTCCTGCAGTTAATGTTACTGCGCTGTGATCAATATGCTCATTAGCTACAAATCCACTTAAATTATCATGAACTATTTCGCTATCATTAGTAGATATTGCATCTGCGCTAACAGTTATACCTGTACCTTCACCTACATCTATTGTTCTTGTAGAAGCTATAGTTCCGCCGCCTGTTAAACCATTACCAGCTGTTATAGACACTGCTGTATGGTCAACATGTTCATTAGCTACAAAATTAGTTATTGCATCATGATCTACATTAATAGTAATAGTATTACCGCTACCCGCTGTAGATACACCGCTGCCACCAGTAATAGTTAATGTTTCAGAGTCAAGATCAATGTTTAACGCACCGCCTGAATCACCTTGGAAGTCTAAATCTTGTGCTGTTATTTGTGAATCAACATAACTTTTTATTTGCGCTTGCGTAGCAAGGCCCGACCCGTTATTAGATACGGCACCTGTTACAATATCAAGTGTTGCAACCGGTCCGTTAGGGTTTGTTAATGTTAATTGTGAAGATGTTGTAGTTGTTACGCCTGTGAATATACTTGCGCTACTTGGAGATATAAATGATACATTTGCCAGATTTTTATCTTGTATTGATCCATTTTTAGATATTACTGTTACTTGTAGTCTTAATACATTTGTGCTATGCGATGATATATTAGTTATTTTAAATACACCAAATGATGTAGTTTGAGCACCGTTGAATATAGTAAGTGCACCACCTGCGGTTTTTATTTCTGTTAAATAAGCTTCTATATCTACAGCGTGTGCGTTGATCTTATATATGTAAATATCTGTTATTGCAGAAAAGTTTACAGTACTTGTTGTGACATTAAAGCTTAATTCTGCAGCTGCAAGATTACTATAATCAGATACACTAATATATTTATATGCAAACTTATTGCCTAATATCTCTTGTTGCTGTGCAAAAAACTCTGTAAGATCTACAAATTTAAAGTTCTTAGTACCGTTAGTTGAACTATCAGTACCAAAAACAAAATCTTGCCTATTTACGTTAGTATCAAAAGCATAATTGCTTATTCTAGCCATACATGTTTATTTTGTGTTGTATTTTTTTGTACCTCTACCGTGACCACTGCGGTTCTTTTTAACTGATACAAAACTATTGGTATTGTGGTCGTAGTCTTTTCCTTTTATGTTAAGTCCTTTTTTCTTAGCTGCACGCCTTTTTCTTTGGTTTTCTGCTTTCATTTTACGTCTTCGTGGAGTTAATGCAAAAGCAAGATCTCTTTTCTTTTTAGCTATGCGTGCTTTTTTACTAAGTTTCTGTTTTGCCATATATTTATTATTACAAAAAAAATTAAATTATTAAGTGTGTTTTTTAAGCATAAGATATAGGGAAGTTGAGTGTTATACCTGTATTTTACAGAAATACTACAAAACACAAAACATATTTTTTTACCCCCACCACCCCCTAAATTACTAAATTTTACTATAAACTTTTACCTTTTTACTTTACACTATATTACTGTGTATAGCAAGTCTGCCTGAAAACAGAAATAATACAAGTATTTTATATAATATATATATAAATTTTAAATTAATTAAATAATATAAATATGAAAAATAATAATAATAAAACTCAAACTTTAAAAACAAAAAGATTTGTTATCAGAAAAAATCTAATTGGTAAAAATGTAATAATTGAATTTACAAATAAAGACAATAAAACTTTTACATACAATCATGATAAAGTTTATTCAGTTAACAAAGCAAAGTTTGATAATATGAACTGCTTCAAAAAGTATAAGTCATATACAGCTACAAACAATGTTCCTACATTCGCAAGAGAGTTACTTATTAAATAAGTAGCTCATTGCTTAGCGAGCGAAGCGCAGCGGGTCGAAAGGCCTGCTGTGTATAGCATGTATAGCAAAACGGTAGAGTGAACAGAATAAATACAAGTTACTTTATATAATATACATAACTTTAAATTAATAAATATGACTATAAATAATCTTACAAACCACTTAAATTACTTTAATATAAATTATATTAAATTAAATAATACTACAATAGTATTTACCCCAAACACTTCACCTCAATTAGAAGTATTATCGTTTACTTCTGAGGTAAAAGTTGGTAGTGATAAATTATTTGTATTTGACTTTAACAAGCAAACTACAAAACAATTTGAGTATGAGCCAAGCATTGGTGAATCAGTTGATTACATCATCGAGCGTGAAGGTGGTTTAATATCTTAATATAATTTAACAAGCATAGCGCCGTGAGGCGCTGTGTATAGCATGTATAGCACTTCTGTAAGCGAAGTGAAGAAAACAGATACAATACAAGTTACTAACTATAATATCTACATAAATTTTATAAATATGAAAAATAATACATTAAATACTAAAAGATTTGTCATAAGAAAAAACTTAATTGGCAAAGGAATTACTATCAACTTTACAAACAAAAGTGGTAAAGTGTATACTTATAATCATGATGAAGTATATAAAGCAAATAAAGCAAAACTTGATTCAATGCCCTGCTTCATTAAATATAAATCATACACTGCTACTAATAATGTCCCTACTTTTGCTAGAGACTTTGCAGTAAGTAAGTAATTATAGTGATATGCACTCTGTTTTATGCAGAGTGTGTATAGCATGTATAGCAAAGCGAGGTAAAGTAAGGTAAAGTAACGCAAAGTAAGTGTGACACTAGCCTCTACTATCCTATATCTATACCTAATGTCACAGTTTTTTTTAAACTTTACACAATTAGAGGTAATGTATAAAACCCCTCTACCTCAAATCATATACTAAACAAGTAATACCCTTTTACAGTTATATTACGAAGTGATGTATATAATATATATAATTAAAAATAATACTATGAATTATACTGAATTTCAAGATAAACTAACTGATGAATTTACATATACCTTTTTTGAGTATGCACCATGTGATAAAGATGGTGGTGTGGATCCTTTTATACAATTTACTATAAAAACTCTATTTGAATCTGGTATAACATCAACTTCTTCTATGATGGAAATTATAGAACCAATGTTAATTAAAAGATATAATCACTTAAACAAATTAAATACAAAGTAAAATATATAATATTAATATCTAAAAATTAAATTATGACTAAAATTAAATATACTACATACAAGCAAATACCCTACATTAAATTCAAACACAATAAATTCTTCGGCTTTCAAATACACAAGTTGCCAAGAAGATTTAATAATAACAGTGTAGATAATCCTATAAAAAACTGGTTCAACTTAAAAGGTTTTACATTTATACATGAATCAGAGTTTGAAGAAGCTTTAAAAAGGTTTCCAGAATATTTAAGTTAAATACTATGGATATAATAAAGTTTACAAACAAAGAAATTAAAAACCTTTCTGATACTAATTATTGGGGTACAGAAGAAAATATTAATAATGAAAATATAATATTTGACTACGCATTAAAAAACAATATAGTAAAACAAGACTGGTTTGATAGTAGATTAAAACATACTAACGTAGAACGATTAGAAGATTTATTAAAAGAGTTATATTATGAAAAAAGAAAAAAATAATAAAAGATTTGTTTGGAGAGACGAAACACTACAATACTTTGTAGATCGACTTGACGCCGATGGTTGGGCGGCAGTTGCTATACACATTTACGAGTTTGTTCATAATGAGTGTGACTTGGAAGATGGCGAGACTGAACTAGACTTGTTTACTGATCTGTGTGAGCAAGTGCAAGAAAAAGATTTTAATGATAATCACCCATGGGCACAATAAAGTGTTACAAAACAAATACAAAGTAATGAATATAATATATATATGAAATTAAATAATATGGAAAATACAGATACTAAAAGACTATACATAAAACCTTTGTCACATTATTCTAAAAGGTTTGAAGATGCTTTATTAAAAGCTGAAGACATATATCATGAAGTTGCAAGAGACTACATGACAGCAATGTGTAACAGGTATAATATATCACTAAGTTTAGCTTCATTAGACGAGTTTATGTGTGAGCACGCAGACAAGCTAAATCATTATGATAGACTGTTAGGTGAATCAACATTAAGATTATTCGAGTTATGAAAAACAAAGTAAGTAAAGAAGCAAAAGAGCTACATGAATTAGCTCAACTACCACCGCCTATACCTAGACCTGTCAAACCAAAGAAAACATATGTTTTTGTTCTTGATTTTACAGAAGGTAGAGTTTATAGATATAGCGGCTGGAGCCCAGATAATGAAAGCGTTGAAGAATTTTTAACGTTTTTAGATCACTCAATAAGTAATTGTGAGTGGATGGTTACAAGTGAAAAAAATGTATTCAAATACGATTAAGCATGGAACACTCAGTAAAACTAACTAAAAGCGATTGCTTATTTGTACACTATGTACTCCGACAGTACGCGGCTCAAAAACCAGGACTTGACAGTTATGATAGACAAGAAATAAGAGATGTCGCTTCTAAATTTAAACTAGATTAAATGGAAAATGTAATAATATACATATTAGCTTGTTATTTATATAGCGTAATGCTATACATAGTAACGCGCATATAAAATTACAAATTCAATACAAAGTTAAGTATATAATATATATATGAATAAATATTGTAGATGCGGTGTAACAATACCGCAAGCCAGATTAAACTATGGTTACAGAACGTGTGTTCGCTGTTCAACAGTCAAAACGTATAGCTATGTACCTATCATTGAACACAAGACGGGTAATACAATTCAAATAGTTAGCCAAGAGCTATCTGAATTAGTTCATAAATCTTGGAGGCGTAAATAATTAAATAATTAAAACTATGGGTAATATGAGTTACTGCCGCTTTGAAAATACAGCGGACGATTTAGAAGATTGTGTACATGCAATTGAAAACGGTGAAATGAGTGTTGACATGTCTGATTATGAAGCTGATGCGTTACGAGATCTTTTGATGCACGCTAAAAGTATTGTGTGTATGGAAAGAGAAATAGAAGAAGCATTAGATAGATGGCAAGAACACGCAGATGAGCTTGAACGAGAAGAATATGAAGATGAGGCATAGGAAAGAAAGACAAATGCTACACGCAATAAAACGTAATAGAGAAATACGTAGATTACTTAGTAATACAGATAGATTACAAAGTAAAGAGTATAATAATAATAAATTAAAAAATGAACAAAATAATTGAAGATGACCAAATTACAAACTCAAAAGAGTACAAGATGTTCTTAGATGAGCTTGAAAGTAATATAGCTGAGTATATATACAAAACTATAAACAATGATTTAAGTTATAGCGCTTGGTCAGATAAATTAACGCAAGAAGAGTTTAGTTTATTAGAGGATATAACCTATGATAATTTACTTAAAAGGATAGATAAATGGTAGGCAAACACGTTCAAGGAACATTAGAGTATACTATAGGTAATATTGATTTAGAAATAGACTATAAGTATTTTTATTCAGAAGGTGATCGTGATACACCGAGCGCCTATGATGTTGAGTATGAGGCAGTTAGAATTAATGGAGTGCATAGGAATGAATACGCGGAGTTATTAAGCTATATGAATCAAGACACCCTTGATAACATAGAACGAGAAATAGTAGACATAGCTTCTGAAGAATATTATTATAGTCATCGTTAAGAAATAGGAGATCTGTAAGTCGAGCTGCACTTATTAAAGTAGTGGTAACAGGGCGCAATGATCACACTAACTTAACGAAATCGTTAAGAAATAGGAGGTTATAAGTCGAGGCAGCGTACATGTACTGGCGTAAACCCAGCAAGTGTAAACGGGCGCCTACCACACTAACTTAACGACGGAGGTAGTGGCAGTAACAGTAACGCGCGGCGTACCGCTACCTCCTTTATGGGCGTGAAATGGTTGGCGGCAACCTCGGCGTAAGCAAAGGTGCCAGACGCAGGTTCGACTCCTGCCACGTCCTCAAATTATAAAGAAATGTTTTATATAAATTATAAGTTTAATAACACTACTGGTAACGAAACGTTAGATGAAGCTGAAACAATTAACGAAGCTAGACGTTTGTTATCAGAGTATAATGTAGCTGATCCGTACGGTGATTATTGGATTAGTGATAGATGTTGTAAAAATTGGAAATGAGTAATATACAATTAAGTGACTGCTGTAATGCACAAGTGCTATACACATCACCAATATGTTCGTGCTGTTATGAGCACTGCGATATTACAGACTTAATACAAGGTGAATAATATAATAAAATAAAAATATGTTTGAAAATTTAGAACAAAAACTCAGAAAAGGTTTAATTAAAAAGCTAGAAAAAGCTTTGGCATCTAAAAAAACTTTTGAGTATGAAAAAAACGAAATAAAAGAAGCTCTTGCAAAAGCTAATTATTGGGAGTTAACAATAAGCGAAACAAGGTTGTTAAGAGAAAAAATATTAGGTAAGTGTGATGCACTTAACATAACACCATGGAATATGCATTGGGGTGATGATCTGTTTTATAGTTGGAGAGAACTAGATAAAATGAGAAAAAAATTATTAGATAAAGTTAAAAAGTAATATAGTTGTGGCTGCTGTTCTACGTGCGATTTATACTGTAGAGAATTTTTCATATTTATTTTTTGGCTGGCAGCCGCAACTTTTATATATGCGTAGGTAGGGTTGCAAACCTACCGAAGAGTTAGTACCCAACAAGCCTTGCGAGAACAAGGGGTAGGGGGTTGCTCAGTCATCTAGACGACGTGCTTATAAATATAAGTATGATAATCAGAGATATACTGAGAGTGATTAAGGTCTATTACTACGAACGATATAGATTGTTCTATGATAGGTATGAAGCTGGCTGATGGTAAGGAACACCTCACGCTATTGAGGTTAGCCAGACTGTTGTAATCAGATATGATTATTCAATGAGTAGTAATACTTGAGAATAGTGGTTGAACACTACAGCAAGCTATCGAGATTAAGCGGGATAACCGATTAGCTAGACCTTACAATGTCTATACATTGTCTAACTCGTGCTTAATGTAGCCAAGGACGGTCACAAGCCCGTGTAAATACAGAGTGAGCACAAATATAAGTTATGAATAGAATTAATAATGTAATTAAAGGTTTAAAAAAACTTAAACAAGTACAGACAAAAGAAGAGGCGTTTAAAATAACAACAGGAACGTTTAAATTAGGTTATGTGTGTAATGTCACTTATAATGATCTAGTTAAAATGTTTGGCGAACCTATTTTAGGACAGTCAATGGATCAGAAAGTAAATTATGAGTGGGTATTAAAACAAGGCGATAATGTGTTTACAATATATGATTGGAAAAGAGATAAGTCATATAGTAGAAACATAGCAAACATCTGGAACGTAGGTGGTAAAAAACTAACCATAGCTTTTGAAGACGGTTTAATGGCAAAAAGTAAAAAAGCTGTTTTTAAAGAATTTGTACTGTAATAATAAAGTGTGGCATGGGTTTTCATTACTTGGTAGAGCACACGAGGTGTTCGGGTAATTTTTGTCACACTTTATTTTTTTTATTATGAATAGAAGAAACAAAGACGAAGAAGAAATATTTAAACTACTTAATTTAACTTTTAAGTTGTTTGTAATATGCATGGTATTAATATGGGTAGTAAACAGTTTACAGTCTTAATACAAAGTAACTTATATAATATATAAAATTAACAATATGAAATATACTGAAAAACAATTAGTTAAAATGGACTTTCAAAGTCTAGAAAAAGCTGTTTTAGATTATTGGAATATAGAAATTACTAATGATTGGTACGCAGCTACACATTTATATTATAGAGAATCAACAAGAGATGGTTATGAAGTTTATATTTCAAAAACTTCAACACATGAGTTTTCTGTTTGTGATAATGTTTGTTACTATGAAGACTCATGGTATGACGACATAATAGAAGTTATAGAAAATATGATGGGTGGTTATATATATTTTGATGATGAGCTTGATGAGAGATCAGATTCAAATTTAGCTGAATTATACGAACAAGCTTTTTTAGATATATGTAAAATTGAAAATGAGAAAAAAAATGAAGAAAGAGTCGACACACAGTAAAGCGTTTGATTTTTTAATGGCAAGAAAAACTAAAGCTGAGCTTACATTAAAAAACTATAAAGACACTATGTTTTTAACTAAAGCGCAAAACAACCAAGCTAAAAAATGGTGGCATGAAAGAATAATAATATATGAATATTTACTTTTTTTAATGGAAACAAAAACATGAAAAATTATAATAAAAAACATATTCCAATTTATAATAAAGCAGAGGTTCCGCCGCTGCTAGCAAAATTAGATCAGGAGCTTATAACTTATGAGCAAAGCGTTTACGCAATAAAAGAAGAATATAAAAACTCACCGTTACGAGATAAGTATTTAAACGACGTAGCGCTTGAATTTATTAAAGTAACGCGTGGAATCGTAGAGCATGAATTAAACACACTTGATTAATTATGGAAAAATTTAATAGATATAAACAAAACTTAACAAGAGTTAATAATGATATATATTCTTATAGTACTCATGTTGCAACAATAGATTATCCTAATTTAATACAGCATGGTTATTGGAGTGTTACAACTCAAAAACATATTAACTATGTAGCTAAAGAGTTAAACTTAAATTTAATAAAATGAATAAAATGATTATATCGCTAATAATAATGCTTGTTAGCTATTTTAATAAAGCACAACAATTTATTCCTGATTGGTGTTCTGATATGTGTAATTATCCGCCTATCGAAGTTAGATATTGTTTTAAAAACAATTATTTATTAACAGCAACAGTATACAACGCGGTGCCAATGCAAACAGATGATACACCATTGATTACTGCGTCAGGCGCTAAAATAACAAAAGATAAACCATATGAGCATCGGTGGTTAGCTGTATCTAGAGATTTACTTGATGATTATCCTTTTGGTAGTATAGTTTACATAACGGGTGTTGGTAAGTACAATGGTTATTGGAAAGTACAAGACGTTATGAATAAAAGATATAAAAATAGTATTGACTTATTAGTTAATAATGATGTTAAATATGGTAAGTGGGAAGATGTAGCTATGTATTGTGTTGAAACACCTGATCTGTATAATTAGTGAAATAAGAAAAAAATATAGTATATTAGTGTGTATAGCAAACACTAATGTCCGAAAACATTAATATTACTGATGATCAGCTAGACAAGCTAGCAGAATATATAGTTAAAAAACTTTTACAAAAACAAAAAGAAGAATTTGTTGTAGAAGCTTTAGAAGAAGAATTATTAGGTGAGATGGCAAGACTTCACACATTATTAAATTTGTATGAGTCATCTGAACAATATGAAAAAGCTGCATTAATAAAAACTAAAATAGATAGAGTGCAAGAAAGATTAAAAAGATTATCAAACGATATTAGTAAGAAGGGTTAATAATTTAGTTAGTTGTTTATTAAGATCCTCCTCGACGACCTTCTTATTTATATCCATAGTTCGAGGGGGATCTTTTTTTATATAAAGTATGACAATAGGTAGAGTATAAAAGCTTATGTCACATAACAGATTAGAATATTTAAACAATTTAAAAGTTATAACTAGACAAGAACCTATAAGCGATAAACCTACAGAAGTTTATTGGTGGGGTTGGTTTTTTGAGCAAGGAACATACCAGTTTTATAATTTGTTTCACTCAAAAAGTATGATTACAAGTTATAAATCTTTAAAATGGCACATGTTTACTATTTATTATTTAAACATGGATAATCCATATTTTGATCTCGATGATGACATGTATAAAAAAATTATAAAATACATTACCAACGTAAAAAATGGTTTTGTAACTATAACATTTAAAGAAGAAATTATAGATAATATTATCAAAGAAGTTTTAGTTGAAACATTTGATAAAGCACCTAAAAATAGGTTAAGAAAAATAATATTTAAACAAGGTACTGGATTAAGTGTTATAGAAAAATTAAAAATAAGCGGTAGCTTAATAGGTAGGAAAAACAGTGTTAGCAATAGTGATATTTATGAAATAATGTTGTATATTCATGATAATGGCGATAAAATTACCATAAAAAAACTTGCTGAATATTTAAAAGTATCAACAAGAACAATATATAGAAATATGGAAAAAAGCCTTAAAAATGAAAAAACAACACTAAATGAAAAGCTACAATTTAGCAAACTATATCAAATACAAACGTGATTTAAAAAATTGTTTGCCTAAAAAAAAAGCTTGGAAAGACTACACTAGAAAAGAACTAATAATAACATTAATACCTTTTGCAGAGACAATTGCGCGCAGCTTTTCAGTTTCTGATAAAGCATCAGGTATTATGAACATAATGGATATAATGCAAGAAGCAAATATAGGTTTAATATTAGCTTTGGATCGGCTTGACTGGACAGTAATGAACTCTCAAGACGAATATGAAAGACAGATTAAGGGTTTTATAAAAAAAAGAATAAACGGAGCAGTGAGAAGAGCAGTTGATACAAACAGAGGGGGTATACGTATACCAGAACATAAATTAAATGAGTTGCGTAAACAAAGTGGTGAAGATCGTAAAATGGTACAAATGTTTTTTAATTCTGTTTTTAAAAACATAGATGAGACAAAAGATGTCGAAGATAAATCAAAAGAGTATAATATTAATATACTTAACAAATACATTTTATCTTTAATGAAAACACATTTAAATGATAAAGAATATGATGTCGTGCGTATGAGCTTTGGTCTTGACTGTGATAAACTACCTGCTAAAAAAATAGCTGGGTTGCTAAATATAGTTGGTAGTTCTGATTTTGTAAGAGTATCACAAATTAAAAAAGAAGCTATTGAAAAATTAATAAACACTGTTGATAGTGATTTTATAATTGACTTTATTAATTAACAGATATAATACAAAGTAAACAATATAATATATTAAAATTAAATTATGGAAAAAACTAGTCAAAAACGTTCTGAAATGCTAAACAGCTTATATAAAAAATATGGTTTAGTAGCTGAAGACACGTTTAAAAGTCCACAAGGTTGGACTATTATAAGGAGATCTGGTATTGATAAAATACAAGCTTTAGCTGATATAGATATTGAGTATGATTTACAAGAATATAATCCAGGTAAATCTGCAGCTGTAAAAGCTACTGCATCGTGGAATAATCGTAACATACAAACATACGGTGAAACAAATGAACAAAACTGTAGACAAAGTTATGTTTTAGCTATGGCTGAAAAACGTGCAATGTCACGTATAGTTTTAAAGCTAACAGGTTTTTACGCGCTTGGTGTATTTGGACAAGATGAATCAGAAGACTTTGTAGATACATCTAGGTTTAAAAAAATTAATACACAAGAGTTGTAATGAACATCAAACAAGCATTAGAAAAGCTTAAAGATGATAAAAACTATTATGGCAAGTTTGGTCAGAAGTTTTTAAGTAATAGTAATATAAAAACTTTATTTACAAACCCAGCGGCATTACACGAAGAACAACAAAAGACTTCGGCGTTCTTAGTTGGTGGATATTTTCACACAGCTATTTTAGAGCCAGATAAGCTTAAAAAATACCTAGTAATACCTTCAGCAACTAGGAACACGAAGTTATATAAAGAAATGTCTGGTGGCGAACTTTGTTTATTACAACATGAAGTTGACCACATAGAAAAACTATCAGAAAAACTATTAAACAATGAAACTTGTAATCACTTGATTAACAAAGGTTTAGTAGAACACGAAGCACCTGGTTTAGCAATGCTTTACGATAATTATTGGAAAGGTAAAGCTGATATAATAAATCACGATGAAAAATTAGTAATTGATCTGAAGACTACAAATGATATATCTAATTTTAGGTATAGCGCTAAACGATATAATTACGACTCACAAGCATATATATACATGAAGCTTTTTGGTTATGATATGTTATTTATAGCAATAGATAAACCAACAGGTAAAATAGTACTCTTTGAGTGCAGTTCAGAATTTTATATGTCTGGAGAAGATAAAGTTGTAAAAGCAACTGAAATTTATGATTTGTTTTACAAGACAAAAGGTTTTGAGGCAGATCAGTATTTTGAAACACAAACATTATAAATTAAATAATATGGCACAAATTATAAACACAAGTATAAATTTAACTGCAATACCTAAAGATAAAATTATCGACGGTAAAAAAGGTAAGTATTTACCTATAACAATAACTTTAAACGATGAACCGGATCAGTTTGGTAATGACGGTCCTGTTACTGTTGCACAAACAAAAGATGAAAGAGAAGCTAAAGAAACTAAAACATATTTAGGTAATGCAAAAGTTGTTTGGGATAATGGTCAACTTGTTGCTAGTAGAAATGATAATCCAGTAACAACAAACTGGTCAAAAAAATCAGGACAAACTAATGAAGTTAAACAAGACGACGATCTACCATTTTAACAATGAGTGTAAACCAGACTGAGATAAATGGTTTTTTAATAGACGAGTTTAACAAATATAGACTTGAAGTGGGTAAATCACAAGGCATTTGCCCACTATGTTCTCACGAAAGAAAACCCGAAAACCGTAAAGCTAAATGTTCTTCATATGATTGGGAAACTGGCTTAGGCACTTGCCACAACTGTAATACAACATATCAACTTCATACATACCAAAGGAAAGGTAAATCAAACAAAGAGTATAATAAACCTGCTGCAATTAATGTTCAGGATCCAAAAGAATTAAGTAAAAAAGTTTACAACTGGTTTGAGAAAAGAAAAATATCATATAAAACATTAAATGATTTTAACATTACTGAAAGCATTGAATTTATGCCACAAGTAAATAAAAAAGTAAACACAATTAACTTTAACTATATTGTTGGTGATGAGCTTGTAAATATTAAATATAGAGATGGTAGAAAAAACTTTAAGCTATATAAAGGAGCAGAAAAAGTTTTTTATAACGTTAATAGTATAGTTGGTTATAACACATGTATAATAACTGAAGGTGAGCTTGATACTTTAGCTTTTCATGAAGCTGGTTTAAAAAACTCAGTTTCAGTACCAAATGGAGCAACAATAAATAATAACAACTTAGATTATTTAGATAATTGTATTGATTATTTTACTGACAAAGAAAAAATATATTTAGCATTAGACACTGATAAAGCAGGTAAAGCTTTACAAAAAGAATTAATTAGAAGATTAGGCGCAGAGTTTTGCTATACACTTGATTTTAAAGAAGCAAAAGATGCAAACGAGTATTTATTACTTTATGGTAAAGACGCGTTAGCTAACATATTAAACTCTGCAAAACCTGTACCACTAGAAAACGTAACTACATTTAATGATATAGAAAACCAAGTTGTTGATTTTGTAAAGCATGGTTTTAAACCAGGTTTTCAAGTCGGTTTAGAAAACTTTGATAAAATATTTTCAACTTATACAGCACAGTTTATAACTGTCACTGGTATACCAAGCTCTGGTAAATCTGATTTTGTAGATCAGATGGTTATAGGTTATAATCAGAAATATGGTTGGAAAACAGCATTTGCTAGCCCTGAAAACGCACCTATTTATTTACATATACACAAAATACTTAGAAAAATATGGGGTGGCATGCCTAATAAATCTGACATAGACGGTGATAAATGGAAAGAAATAAAAGATCATATAAACAATAACTTTTATTTTTTAAATATGGAAAGGTTTAGTTTAGAGAACGTTTTAACAAAAGGTGCAGAGCTTGTAAAAAGAAAAGGTATTAAATGTTTAGTAATAGATCCTTATAATAAAATAAGAGATACTAATGCTAAAACGGAAGATATAAACAAATATACAATGGAGTATTTAACAAAAATTGAAACATTTTGTAAAAAATACGATGTTGTAGTTTTTATTGTAGCACACCCTACAAAAATGTATAAAAATGATAAAGGTAAAATTGACGAACCAAACATGTACAACATCAAAGGTGGTGGCGAGTGGTATGATGCTAGTTATCACGGTTTGTTAATACATAGAGATTATGAAGCTAAAACAACAAAAGTCAAAGTTCTAAAAGTAAAATTTCAGAACTTAGGTATTAATGGAGCAGAAGCTTATTTTACATGGGAGCCAAGATCAGGTAGATTTGTACCTATAATATCAGATGAGGAAAAAGAATTACCGTGGTAGTAATACAATTAATTATGGTAAATACGATCCTACAAATGAAGAGATTGAAGCTAGACTATGGTGTTTACGGAACAATATTATTATTTTTCCTGAAACAAAACTTAATGATAAATGGTCAATAGAAATAAAAATAAATAATAAAAAATATAAATCGCCAGAAAAATATAGAAGAAATATTATATGGCAAAAGATGTATGAATTTTATACGTACTATTATAATAAAAGATTAAATGAAGACTAAATTTTATAATGCTAACGAAGCTTATGAGTATTTTTTAGATAAAATTATACTTGAAGGCGTAGAATATGGTGATACAAAAGCTTTGTTTAATGTTGGTTTCACAATATATAATCCATTAGCTAATGCAATAACAAATAAAGAAAGAGCTTGGAAATTAAGCTATGCAAACGCCGAGTGGAAATGGTATATTTCAGGCGATAGAAATATTAAAAAACTAGGTGAAATATATGGTAAAGTACCGCCAATATGGCAAAAAATGGCTTTCCCAAATGGTAATGTAAACTCTAATTACGGCTGGCAATGGAGAAGAGAAGATCAATTAAATAGAGTTATTAATTTATTAAAGAATAAACCAAACACAAGGCAAGCAGCTATTAGTATTTATGACGGTAAAGAGATGTTAGATTATGATTATGATACACCATGTACATACGCAGTACAATTTACAATATTAAATAATGAGTTAAATATGGCCGCTGTAATGCGTTCTAATGACCTCTGGTATGGCTTTTGTAACGATCAGTACTGCTTTAGCCAATTACAAAAATATGTTGCAGAGAAGTTAAATATTGAAGTTGGCACATATTATCATTTTGCACACAACTTGCACTTGTATAATAACAAAATAAATTAAATGTATTATATTTATCATATACCAGGCAAAAAAATAGGTGTTACAACTAACCCTAAAATTAGGGTAGAAAAAATACAAGGGTATAAAAAAAATGAATATGAAATATTATTAGAAACAAATGATATTAACTTAGTTTCAGAAAAAGAAATTGAATTACAAAAACAATATCAATATAGAATAGATAAAACGTTATATAAAAATGTAAGAAAAAACCGCATGAAAATCAACACAACAGAACAAACAACAACATTTCCAGTAAGTATTAATAATCTTGAAGAGTATTTAAAAATGCATGAAGATCATACGTGGTACTCTAAAGACAATATTGAGTATAAATTAAATACTGAAACAATAAATTGGCTTTTAACTAATGCTAAAAAATCACAATTTACTGATAACAGATGTTTTGTGTATAATAAAGCTTTAAAAGAGTGGTATAAAACAAGTAACACAATGCAAAATGAAGCTATAAAAAATATAGAAGTAAAAGATTATGATGTAGTACCTGCGCATAGAGATTTATTTGCGTTAATACGTAACTGGGCTAAAGAAAAAGGTATATATGAAAAAGGTGATCCTAAAACACAGTTAGTTAAATTAGTTGAAGAAGTTGGTGAGCTTTCAAAAGCTTTGTTAGAAAACGATGAACATGAAATACAAGATGCAATAGGCGATATTGTTGTTGTGTTAACAAACTTAGCTAGGTTAAAAAATTATTATATTGAAGACTGTATTGCTCAAGCATATAATGAAATTAAAAATAGAAAAGGTAAAATAATTAACGGAACATTTATAAAAGATGAAAATAAAAACTAAAGACGAAATAGTACATGCAGTACTTAAAAAAATAGACGAAAGAAGTTTAAAAGGGCAAGCTAAATATGGAGCTACTATGATGCAAGAAGTAGATAATAAAGACAAAGATCTTATGGACTTTTTAGTAGATGTCCAAGAAGAAATAATGGACGCATTATTATATATTGAAGCGGCTAAAAAATGTATTGAAGAATTAAAAAAACCAGCTTATGCAACAGCGTTGGTTGGTAATAAACACTCTAATTATGAGGGTGAATTACGCTAAAAGAAAAAAAAGAGGGCCTGTAGCATCTAAAAAAGTAACCTACGATGGTATTAAATTTGCATCAGGGTTAGAAAAATATATGTATTGTGCTTTAAAAAAAGCAAAAATAAAATCTAAATACGAAGGTGAAACTTTTGTTTTAGTAAATGGTTTTCATTTTAATAATGAAAGCTTTGAACGTATGTCAAATGGCAAAGGCGTTTTTAAAAACAGGGGTAGCAAAAGGATATTACCTATAAAATATACTCCTGATTTTATTGGTGATGATTTTATAATAGAGTGTAAAGGTAGGGCTAATGAAAGTTTTCCAATGCGTTGGAAGTTATTTAAATTATTAGTTAGCAAACAGTTTCCAAATTATAAATTATTTAAACCACAAAATCAAAACGAGTGTGATGATGTAGTAAATAAAATTAAATTAAGTAGAATAAATGGCTAAAAAAATTAATCTAGCAGTATACAGAAAAAAACATAAAAAGAAAAGACCTGGTGTACATGCTAAATCTAAAACTAGCCGATTAAAATCAAGTAAAAATTATGTCAAAAAATACAATAGACAAGGGCGGTAAAAATTGGGAAATAAGCTTTGGGTTTTACCCAGGTTTTTTAATAGGTTTCAGAACCTATGAAGAGTATGATAAAACAGTACATGTTTTTTACATACCGTTTATAGACGTCGCAATAATATTAGATAAATAAAATTAAATAAAATGGTAATACACAACGAAATATTTGAGTCATATAGAATAAAAATGAAACAAAAAATTGAAGATATAGAAAAAGCTATAAATGTTTTAACAGGTTATGGTTATACAGTTATAGATCCAGATGGAGAAGTTTTAACAAAAAATACAAATGAAGAAAAAGAAGAGTTATCTTCAAATAATGAATGATGATTATTTTAAAGAAGTAAATCATCTATATGTAGGAAGTAAATTAAACACCGAAGATATTGGTGATTTTGTTATCAAGAAAAATAAAACTGTAAAGGATAAAATTAAAAAACTATTAGTTAATATTTACCCCTAACACCTTTAGGGTTAGATTTTTTACTACCGCCTTTACCGGCCCATAGATCTTTACAAGCCCAGTACCTGGCAGATAATTTATCTTTTGCTTGGCCACACTTGTGTCTTGCTCTAAAACTTTTACGTGCAGCAGATGAGTAGTTGTGGCCATATGAGCTATGTCCATAGTGTATAATTTTTTCTTTACCACCAGAACAAGCTTTTACAACTTTTTTCTTATTAGCTTTAGGTGAACGTCTAGGAACGTTACACTTCATTTTTGATTTATCTAATCTACTCATATTATTCTCCGCAAGGCCTACCTGTTGCAATATTTACCCAGTTTTCTTTTTCAAACCAGTCTCGTAATGTAGCACCTTTTTTTCTTGCACCCTTAACGTTTGATTTACTAGATCTTCTGTATTTTCCTTTAGCCGCAGCAGCACGTTTAGCGTTTATAACTTTCTGACGTTCTGCTTTGCTCATGCTTTTGTATTTTGCATATGGCAAACAAACTTTTCTAGTACCTCCACCTTTAACTTTACTTTTTGGCATTTTTTCTTCGTATTGAGTTTTTGCAAGCTTTAGCTATACGAGCTTGTTCAGGTTTTTTACCAAAACGTGATCTTTGCTCCATAACAGTTAGTATTTGTATTTTTCTT